GGGCTGGCGATTCGCGCACTGCTGGGCCAGCCACAGAAGCCAGACGCGGAGGCTGGCCAAGTCGCGTTTGAGAAGGCGCGGCAGTTCTATCAGGAGCATCTGAAGGGGCAGTTGATCCAGTCCGTGGTGGGGCCGGTGAGCGTTAACAGCACCGGCTGGAAGAAGTCCAAGCAGGGCATGAAATCGGACGTGCTCAAGGCCCGTCTGATCGAGTACGTGCGTGAAATTCTGGAAACCGGTACCGCTGGCGCGCGCCAGGAGCCGCACAAAGAGCGCAATGACGCATTTGTGGCGTTCTACTTCATTCAGAAACAGGTGAAGGTCGACGATCTGCTGGTGACGGCGGGTGTGACGGTGGCCGAGGACGGCAAGGGGAATTTGTTCTACAGCGTTTCTCACGCCGAGCGTGGTAGCTGGAAGGCATACAAAAACGGCGTCACGGATTATGCAGGGGTAGGGCCCCGCTCCGATGACGCCGCCAACGGGATGCTTGACGCTCTGCCTCAAGTGCAGGAGCCAAACGCCGTCGAGGACACTGTAGCAGACGATGATATCAATATCACCATACTGGCAGTGGTCGCCGTTGACGCGAGCGCGCCAGCGGCAAACGATCACAGTTCCCCGGCCAAAAGTCAGCAGCTGATCACCGGGTTATTGCCGCAGAAGAATGGCGGTGTGCTGGTGATGGGCGACGTTGCGGCGCTGGATGCCTACGCGCATGCCTATCTTGATCAGGCGAAGTACTCCAAGACGTCGACGGGGCTTTTGCTGAGCAAGAGCCAGGCGCGGCTGGCGCAGTATCTGCCGAGCTCACAAGAGGTTTTGCCATCGGGCGCGATCATCTACAGCTACGCCGAGGGCGGTGTTTCGGTGGCGGCGGACGGGGAGCTGTCCGGCATTGCTCGCAACCTGCCAGAGCTGAAAAGCCTGATGGCGCAGCGCTGGGGGGCGGAGAAGTACCGCACGGTGTTCGGTGAGGATGCAGCACCGGAAGACGTGCAAGCCTACCAGGACGAACAGGCCGCCATTGCACAGCGCAAACAGGACAGTATCGATACCGCTGCGCAGGCATTGGCCACACAGCAACAGTCGCAAGAGCAGGACGCGGAACGCAAACAAGCTGTAGCCGAAGAAACTGCCCGGATCGTTGCTGAGCGCCATGCGCAAGAACAGGCCAAGTTTGACCGGACAATCGGCGCCGGGGTATCCGAAAACCCGATCTATCAGGCCTATCTCGACACGCTTGAAGAGCTGCCCACCAACAACAGCAATGCCGGGTTCCTCGGTTGGGCCGGGAGCCGCGCGGGCGAGTTTGAGCGGCAGAAGGGCGGGCGCATATCTGCCAACAAAGACGAGTACGTGGCCTATGTGCGCAAGTGGGCAGACGATCATCTGGCCGAGCGCGTCAAAAATTCGCCCACGGCGCCAGCGCCCCAGTACGAAATCATTGAGTACACGACCAAGCGCGAAAAGGTGCTGCGCGGGATCATCCGCACAGATTTGACGCTGGCCGAAGCGAAGGCCATCGATCCTTATACCTGGCGCATGAACGGCGGTTACTTCATCCGCGAAAAACACTTGGCGGGCGACACGAGCGCGATTCAGGCCGCCCCGGCGCCGGTAGTGCTCAGTCCGGAACAGGAAGCGGAAAAGCAGGAACGTGACACTCGCGCGGCGCTGGAGCGACAGCAGCAAGCCATTTCCCACCAGGTGGAGAAACTGCGCGCAGCCGGTGACAAGGCTATTGCCGGTGGCCAGGAAGGCATGAACGCTGACCGCAAGACCAACACGCACCGTCGGGCCGGGATGGCGGCGAGCGCCTATGCACGAGCAGCTGCCGATGAGGCCGACGGCAGGACGCTCAACAGCATTGCCGACGCCATAGAAATCGGCGCGGCGGGGCCGCTGACCAGTCTCAACAGTCGCGCGCAGTTACAGGAGCTGAACAATGCGCTTGTCCGGGCAAAGTACGACTCAGAGCGCCAACTGACCTACAGCGATCAGCTGGCGCGCCGTGGCCAGCCGTTTGGGCCCGAGCTGCTGCAACACGTCACCATGCCGCCGCGGCTGGTGTGGTCTGGTCGATACAAGAGCGCGGCGACGACGCTGGCCAAGAAAGCCGCGGCGGGCAACTCTAAATTGATCGCGGCCCTGAGCAAGCTGGGCGCCCGCGTCGAGCGCTGGCCGTTGGTGAATGACGGCGATATCGCCATCACCCGCAAGGCATACAAGGTGCTGGGGACGGTCAAGGAACAGTGGGATTTGAAAGACGTGATGGAAATGCTGGCGCGGATCGACCGTCTGAACCGCATGGGCATCACCAATGACGCGCAGTTGCAGGATGCTTGCAGGGCGCTGCTGCCGCATCTGGCGGAAAAGCAGGAAGAGAGCGCAGTGGTCAAAGCAGAGCGTGCCATTGTCGGCCAGAAAGTAGGGATCGACTTTTTCCCGACTCCGGTTGCCGTGGCTCACCGCATGGCGCGCCTGGCGCGGATCAGTAAAGGCATGCGCGTACTGGAGCCGAGCGCGGGCAATGGCAACCTTGCCGACGCGGCAGCGGCTGCCGGTGGCGAAGTGGACGTGGTCGAGATCAGCAGTCAGCTGCGCGACATCCTCACGCTCAAGGGTTATACGGCGGTCGCCCAAGACTTCAACACCTTCACGCCAGACGAGCCCTATAAGGCAATTCTGATGAATCCGCCGTTCTCCAAGCGCCAGGACGCCGAGCACATCATGCGCGCCTACGGCATGTTGGCCAGCGGCGGCACGCTGGTGGCGATTGCGGGTGAGGGCGTGTTCTTTGGGCAGGATCAGAAGGCCGAGCAGTTCCGCGCCTGGCTGGACACTCACAACGCCGATGTCGAAAAGCTGGATGGCGGAACGTTCCAAGACAATGCGCTTTTGGCGCAAACCTCGGCAAATGCCCGCTTGATCGTGTTGCACAAGTAAGCGACCCGGCGGCGCGAAAACCATGCAAACCCCCATCCAGATGGGGGTTTTTTACGTCCCAAAATCGTTGCTGACACAGATCGGGCGCAGCCCAAAAAACTGGCAACGAGGTAAGACATGAGCAAGAGCAATATTTACGCGCCCGACACGACTCTGGCAGCGGACGAGCAGAAGGTTAACGAGCTGTTGCGCCTGAGCCGCGCTGGTGGCGCCATGCTCGACAGCACCTCGCCAACGGCAGTTACCGCCATCGGCGAAGCGCTGAAAAACCCCGATGACATGCTTCCGGCTCGTATGGCGCCGTTGATGGCCGCTGTGGACGAAAAGCACCGCCCGCAGGTTCTCGCGTCCTTGCTCGACGGTATCCGTCGTTTCGAGTATGAGCATGGTTTCGTTCCGTCGGCGGATATGATCGACTCGGCACTGGCGCAAGGTTTGTCGGTTGCCGAAGGTTCGACAGTCCTGCTCAATGGCGTGACCCTGGATAGCGTCAGCAGCTCGATGCAATCGACCCCGCTGTCTCACCAGCCGAACCGCATCGCCGTGGCTATTTGTGGTGGTCTGGCAGAGTCGCTGCCAATCGGTGCCTATCTGCCGTCTGACCTCTCGTCGAACGAGTCGAAGCTGGCCATCGTCAACACTACCGCGGGCTCCAACTTCGGCGCGCACAAAGATGGCGACATTCTGGATGGCGTGAACAGCGGCCAGCACTACATCAGCCCTGAGCGCACTGTGGTTCCGCAAATCGCTGGCGACCGCGCTTCTGCGACTTTCGCATTCAAAACTGATTTGGCCGGTGCTGGCGCAGGCGTTCCGCTGCTGCCGACTCGCACTTACGTCAAGGTCAACGGTCTGAAGGTGGCGATTGAAATCAACCCTAACGCCAACACCGATGACCGCCAGATTGCAGGTCAACTGACTTTCGAAGGCGCGAAATACGCCATTTCGGGTTCTGTCAGCTACAAGGTGGGTACCGGTACGCTGGCGTTCAACCCGGCTCTGCCTGCCGGTGTTTCCCCGAAAGTCGTGGCTTTCATCGACTACGAAGCCAAGCCTGAGCTGGCGCCTTCGATCAAGACCAAGGCCGAGAGCTTCAGCCTGTATTGCGCTGAATACCGCGTGCTGATGCAAACCGCGCCAGGCGCGCGCAGCCAGGCGCAGAACGAGCTGGGCGCGGACTTCCTGACCGTTGCTGTGAACTCTGCCCGTCGTCAACAGGCGAACGAGCGTTATTACCTTGCACTGGAAAAGCTGCGTGAAGTTGCGGCAATCACCGGCAAGATGTTCGACTTCGACGCGGCCAACCAGCTGCTGCAAAAGTCCCGTGCTCAACGCTGGCGCGACTTCGCCGCCTTCATGGGCGAGGTGGATCAAGAAGTCGCCAACAACACCATGGAATACGGTATTTCCTACCTGTTCGTGGGTGCCAAGGGCGCTTCCAACTTCCGCACCATGGGCGCGGATGACTTCACTCCGTCGGGCGTACAGGCTCGTCCAGGTGTGTACCGCGTAGGCCGCTACAAAAACCAGTACGACGTCTACTACACCCCGCGCCACGTCAACGAAACCGACACCGACCTGGAAATGTTGGCAATCGGTCGTGCGGCGCAGGTTGCCCGTAACCCAATCGTGTTCTCCGACGCTATGGCGCCGACGCTGATCCCGCTGGGCATTCTGAGCGACCTGAAGTCGGGCGCGGCGCTGTATGGCCGCAACCTGACCGAGATCAACCCGCACGAGTTGTCCGCAATGGGCTGCGCGCTGATCACCGTCAAAAACGTCGACACACTGGTGGACTGATAAGGGGGCGACATGGCTAAGCCAACTAAACCCGCCAGCGAATCCGGGGCTAAAAAGCCTCGGGCACCTCGGCAGGCTGCTGCTAAAGCCAGTGATGCCCTCGACACCAAAGAAACGGGCGCGAATGCGCCCGTTTCTTCACCCGTCGATAAGGCAGCAACTGGTGACACCTCAACCGTAACGAATTCCACCGCTGCACCAGCTGCCGATGCGCCGCCGGGTGATGGCGCTGGCCAGGCAGATCAGCCGACCGCGCAGCTTGTGGTGCGGGAACGGGTTTTCTTCCCCGGCATGGGGCGATTCCCGGCGGACTGGAAGCCGAAACCGCCGCCTGAAAGCGATGACGCTGACGACGCCGAAGGCACGCAAACCACCGCCGAAGAAGGTGCCGCCGAGGCCGTACAGTCTTCGGTGTGGGGTTTGCCGGACATTGCCGAATTTCCTGCCGAACTGACCCTTGTGAACAACACCCGGAACATCCTTGTGGTGCGCCCGTTGAACACCAGGCTTTTGCAGTTCGCTCAGAAAACGGTGCAGTGCCCGACGGCCAAGCAATACGACGCAATCAAACGCGAATTCGCTGGCCGTGCGCTGCGAGAGCGCTGGGATTCAGACAAGGGCTTACAGGTGAAATATGGCGAAGATTCAAATCAAGAAGGGTGACGGGGATGACCCGAGCAAGTTGGCGGCAGCCATCTGCGCAGTTGGGGTATTCCCATTTGCTGCAACCATCACCCACAAGTCGTTCAAGCCTCTGCTGGTGCCGTCGACGGGCCTGAATGACGTTATCGCGCCGGGCGAAATCGCCGTGCCGTTCAAGGTCAAGAGCTTTGAGCAGGCATGGGTGTTGGTCACCGACAGCGCGGCATTGGCGGCCCGCTATAACAGCGACGCTGAAGACTTTGTGGTTATCGAAGTCCCGGATGTCGTTAAAGAAAAAACTTCGCCACGCAAAGCAGCTGATAAAGCCGCTAGCGATGCGGCTGAATAAGGGGGCTGCAAATGACTGTAAACATGTCCCGCGCCATCAATAAGCGCTCCGGCGTCCAGCAGAACTACATCGCGGACAAGTCCGAGATTGGTTCTGTCGCTTCGGATTACAACGGCGGCTTCATCGGTCGCTTTACCCGTGGCCGTGTCGATAAAGTCTCCCTGGTATCGCTTGAACGTCTCGACCGCAAGCTGGGTGCCGCTGTGAGCCTGACCGTTTCCCCATTGGGTGAAGCGCAGATTCAAGTTTACGAAGCACTGCGTTATGGCATGCAGCAGGCTGTCGTTTCGCGCCTGATCGCCACCGATGCCGTGAACAAGCTGCTGATCGTGAGCACGGGCATTCCGGCGGAGGACGGTGGTGCTGCACCGGCTGTATGGAGCACTGGCCTTGAAAGCGATGGTCTGCCAGACGGCGCTCTGATCGCGTTCAAGCACCACGAATGCTTTAACGATGGCTTGACCTGTGAAATCAACGCGCAAGCGGCTGAGACGGAGCAGGGGGCGCCAGCGCCGTCGAAGATCATCACCGTGCAGTTCGTTGATCAGGTAAGCGGCAAGACCATCATCGGGCCGTTCACCGGCTCGCTGGATCCGCGGGCTACCGATGAGTTCGGTAACAGCAGCTACATCGCTGACGTCATCGACAAGGGTACCGACGATCTGGACGTGATCGAGGTCGCCGCTGACGCCTCGGTACCGGTGGCTTGTGGCTTCTACGGCAAGGCCAATAATCAGGACAAGTTCACTTCGGCGCTGTTGAAGTACTTCACCGAAGGCCGAACCGTCTACACCGCGGCAGAAATGGCCGCCGCAGCGGATCGTCTGCGCCGCGCGAAGCCGAATTTCACCTACCTGAATGCTGGCGGTACCGAAAACGTAGCGCTGCTGGCGCTGATGGCTGACCTGGGCAAAGAGCTGAATAAACAGTTCCCGTTCGACGTGCCTGGCCGGCTCTCGCCGGAAGCGGCGGTGGTATTCGTGCAGTCGATTGGCGCCAGCGTCAAAACGCTGTACGGCCAGTGCTTTTGGGCGCCGCTCAAGCGCGACAACCCGATTGCCGGTGGTAAGGCGTTTTTCGGTACCTCCGGCCAGCAGATCGGCCTGCGCTGCGCGCGTAATGCTCAGGTGAACGCCAAAGGCATCGCACCGCGTAACCGTGTAATCGCAGGCAGCGACTACGGCCTGAGCGGTACCAACATCACGCAGACGTATGACGTGAACGAAGTGGATGACCTGGAGCTGCTGGCGGAAAACCAGATCAACCCGTGCATCTTCAAGGACTACCCAACCAGCGGCGGCAAATACGCCTGGCTCGACTCGCTGACCGGTGCGCAAACCACTGGCGCCAGCAAGTTGATCGCCGTGGCCGAAATGGCGACGTTCCTTGACGACAAGGTTTCGGCCTACGGTCAGGAAACGCTGCAAAAGCCAATGAACGACGCCATCACCATGATGACCCGTTTCATGGCTAAAAACCTGCTGCCAGCCTGTGAGTCGGCGGGTTGGTTCAACGGTACCGGTGAGCTGAATGGTGCTGCTTGGCAGACATTGACTCAACCGGACGAATCGGCGCCTTACGACATCATGTCGGTCATGTACGACGTCTGCTACCAGGGCACCAACCGCATCACCAAAGCTCAACAAACCATCGTTCGCCAGTCTTAAGGGGGCTTACATGTACCTGATCAGTGACATCTTGAAAAACTCGAACGCCGTGGCGGACGCCGTGCATAAGGCCGCTGCCGGTCAAGTCGAAAATAACGGCAACATGCTCGACAACGCGGCACTGCCGAACAATAACAACAACGACGAAGTGCCGGACATTGTGTACACCGAGGACATGCGCCTGGATGCCACGCGCGTGATCGCCGAGTGGGCGCAAACCGATGACCTCGACGGTGATGAGGGCTACGGTGATCGCCTGCTGGCGCTGATCGTCGGTACCGCCGCGCACAGCGAAAACGACCTGACCGAAGACGAAGTGCAATACGCGGGTATGGTCGCTGAAGTCGTGGGCGACTATCTGGAAGACAAGGGCATTGCAGCCGACGATATCGACGCGCTGCTGGGCGATGCCTCTTTCGACAATGACGTGGCCGAGCGCGTGCATGAAGCGCTGCTGGACAAGCTGCCGGATGGCGAAGAAGCCATGCTGGACGATGCCGGTCGCTTTGTTGACGGTGATGAAACCGACGACAACATGCTGGACGCAACCTACCGCAAAAAAGTGGTGGTGCGTGGCGGCAAGAAGATCCGCATCAACAAGCGTATCGCGGGCACCATTCGCCTCAACGCGGCGCAGAAGGCGGCAGTTCGCAAGATGCAGCGCAAGGCCTTCAGTGGCGCGGCGAAGATCAAGCGTGCGAAGTCCATGCGCCTGCGCCGGAAAATGGGCCTGTAAGCCATGAACTTCAGCATCGACAAGGGCGCCGAGTGGGCGTCCAGCTCCCTCAAGGGTGTGACCGGCACCCTGGCAGGGAGCACGTCGAACAAACTGCTGGGGTCTGCTGCAAATGCTGCTGGCCGGGTTGGTGGGGGTCTTATCACTGGCGCGGCCAAGCAAGCGGAAAACACGCTTGCGGGGTTCGTCGGCGGCAAAGAGAACCTGAACCTGCTCAAAAGCGGCGCCGAGACGGTCACCGGTACCGTCTCGGCGCTGTGGAATGGGGAAACCACCTTTTCCGAAGTTGGCGAGAAGATCAGCGGTTCCGTGAATGCCCTGCTCGACGGCGACACTGCCGGGCTCGGGATTGGCGGCGCCGTTGATTCATTGCTGGGCATGCGAATGTCCAGCAATGACTTGGGCAGCGACTGGGGGAGCATGTCGCCCCTGTTGATGGCGCGCATATTCGTGTGCGACTCCAAAGGCGTGGCCGACATCACTGAATACGAAGGGGTATTTGGCCCCATGGAAGAGGGTTCGTTTGAAGCCCCAATGAACTGGCAGAGCCCGTTCGAAAACATGGGGCCGGAAACCAAAGCCCCTGCACTGACGGCAATGATTCAAAGCGGTTCGTTGGTGCCGGTACTCAATGCGCTACAGGCTGTAAACCCTGACCCGAATGGCAAAATCGGCAGCATGATCGATGCGGGCGCCGACAAGCTCAAGGCCGCGGTGAAAGAGCTGGAAGGCCGCACCGGCATGACCAAGCTGAATTCGCGCCAGGTGTTCAGCGGGGCGCCGCCCGTGCGAATGAACTTCAGTATGGAGTTCCGCGCGACTACGGACGCGGCCAAAGAAGTGATGGCGCCATTGCAGCGCTTGCTGGAGTGGGTATTCCCGCAAGAGCTGGCCGAAGAGGGGATTTTGTCCGAGGTGGTGCAAACCGCGCGCGACGTCGACAGCTTTATCAAGGCGCTGTTTCCATCCTTCGCGCCGAAGCTGCTCGGGCTGACCTACGCGGCACAGACCTATTCGCCGATGGTGGTGGAGTCGATCAGCTATCCGTTGCATGGCCCGAAGGACTCCCAAGGCAATTTCATACATCTGACGGTGCAGGTCAGCATGGCCACGCTCACGGCGCTGGATCGAGCGGACATCAAGCGATTCTTTGCCCGGTAACGCCTTGCAAAACCATGCAAACCCCGCCGCTGTGCGGGGTTTTTTTTGCCCGATGATTGCCCTGAATACACACACTCAGGGGTGTCCCCGATGACAGTCAACACGCATCAGGTGCTTTCTCAGACCTTTCAAAACACGCTAGACCTGGGGCGCAAAGCCTCGACCGCCGACGCGGTGCTGGTCATTCACGGTCACGAAAAAATCCAACTGCTGTGCAAGCAGTTCCCGTGGCCGGTGGCGACGGTCAAAGATGCCATGGAATTTTTTGGCCCCAACGGGCAGGCGATGGCGCAGCCGCAGAACAACAAAACCAAATTCGAAGGCCCAATTGCGCTCTATGAAGTGCAGCCAGGCACCGTGGGCGAAGAGCTGATCAAGATGATCGAGAACGGCGGCGTGTTCGAAGCGACGGCATACGCTGGACGTCCAGAAGACAACGCTTACAGCCACGATATCAAGGGCGCCTTTATGGTGATGGATACCCCTGATCGCGACTGGGAAAACGATACGGCGCTGCTGTTGGCGGGCACGCTGCACTTCCACTGGTTTGCCAACAAGTAAGGGGCGGGCATGAAGATCCGCCAACTGACCGCGCAGCACATGGCCGAACTGCCGATTGGCTGCGTGCTCACTGATGAACAGGTGGAGCGCAGCTTGCGGGATGCCGCGCGGCAGTATTGCGGATATGCCGACCTGAAAAGTGGCGTGGATGTGGACGCCACGGCGCTGGTCGGCGCCAACGCAGAGCAAGACGTCGACCTGAACACCAGTGAACTGTCGATCATCCGCCCGCTGTGGCTGCTGTATCTGGAGAAAGAGAACAGCATGGCGCTGGAGGCGTCCCGCACGCAGGGTGCCGAGTTATTCGGTCGGTCTGTTGCCGAGGTGGAAATGGGAATCGCAGAGTATCTGCGGACGCTGCCTCAGCTGTGCTTCTGTGAAGACTGGGTAACCATCTGATGGCCAGCATCTTCGAACGCCTCGGCAACCAGGCGATGGATAAGGCGCTGGGCGCAATCAGTGCGTCGGCGCCGGTCGTCAAGTTCACCAAGATTGCCGGGAACCTGCTTAACGGCAACCTCTCGGCAGCGGCGAACGGGTTGATGGACAACTTCCTCGGGCCGACGAGCTCCTACGGCAGCGGCAACGTCGCGCTTGCGGGCACGTCCTGGGCGACCTTGTACGCAATGTATGAGGAATCCATGAGCGTTCTGCGCGAGCGCTCCAACCTGTGGCATGTGCTGGTAGAGCCTATCGGCAAAGTCGGGGCCCCGCGTGTGAACCTGCTGGCCACGGAGTTCAGCTACAACGGCGTGCAGCTGGGGTACGAAACCAAAAAGATTGGCTCCGGGTTCGTACAGGTGCCGAGCGGCGCCGACCCGGTCGAACTGACGCTGACCTGCTACGACGTCGACGGCGAAATCAAGACGTGGTTCGAAGAGCTGAAGCTTCAGCACGCGCATCCGGATGGCACCTTTGGCCTGCCGGGCGACTACGCAAACACCTTCACCATTACCCACGGCGCCATTGAAGAGGGCCGGGGCTATTCAAAATCGTGGGTTCTTGTCCCGGTGAACTGCCAAGTGGCGCAAAACCGGCAAGTCGAAGAGTTTTCGGCGTTGAACCTGACTTTCACTCAGTACGAATCGTTTGGGGCTCTATGAAGTCAATCCAACCCGTGCATTCGTTGCGCATTTCCGTGCAGCCCCGCGAGCTCACTATCGGCCAGGTGCAGGAACTGTGCGCCATCCCATACCGGTTTTCACAGCGCACGATCACCGCGTTTCTCAATGCCGTCTGTGAGCACCTACCGCGCCCACCGGGTCACGAGACAGTAACCGATCCACTGTTTTGGTCGGTGAATGAGCGCATGAACGTCGTGATTTTCTACCTGGCGGCGGTGCTCGACGACGGGCCTGACTTCAAGCTGGGCGAAGGTCATCTGCACGACTACCTGCTGGCTGGCGCTGACTACGTGGAGCATATCGAGTTCGACCATTTGGGCGAGCCGCATATCTGCACGCCGCTGCATGGTTACCAAGCCGAAGCGATTGAGACGCTGGTAGAAACGGGCTCGTTGTCCAAGACCTATTTCAGCTGGCAGATTGGGGTCATGTCGGCCTGTATCCGTGGCGTGAATGAGGCGCCGATTGAGTACGTCGACCCGGTGTCGTATGGAAAAGCGCTGAAGGCTCGTATTGACCTGCTGCGCACCGCTCCGGAGAGCGAATTTTTGCAGCTGTTTGATGCGTATTCACAAGCCGCGCAGCAGCTTCAGCACTTTGTTCACGCTGTGTTCAACGCGCAGGGTGTGCTGGCGGCGCAGGTGACTGAGCCGGGCACGGTTCTGGAAGGCGGAAAGGAGGTACCCGAGCTGGGGCCTGCCCGATTTCACCCCCGTACCGGAATCAGCAGAGGGACGTGTGAACTACTGGAAGCAGATGACGAACACGAAGGCTGACTTGGCCTTGTACTTCCATCAAGACCTGATCACCGCAGCCAAAATGCCGCAAAGCGAAGTTGTTGCGCTGTTTGAGTCCCCCAGTTACCAAAACTGGAAGAAGGGCCAGGAGAATCAAAGCAAAGGACTGTCTTCGATCATCGGCGGCATCAACAACGTCATCAAAGGCCTGAACATCATCGCCAAAGTCAGCGCCCCGCGGCGCAGATAGCGCAAACCCCCTCCCGGATTACCTGCATGGCCATCGGAAAATGATGGCCATGTGCTTATGGGTAATGGGATCCGGATATGACCTCTCAGGTTTGGGAAAGACCGGCGGTGAAGTGGGTGATGAATCTGGCGCAAATGCTGTGTTTCACCGTCCTCTGCTGGCTGGGCAGCAATATCGGCTCTTCGGTTACGGCCTTCAGCACAAAGCTGGATGGCGTGGCGAAGTCCATCGGCGAGATCGCCGCTAAACAGACGCTGACAGACCGTGACGTGGCGTCGCTGACGCAGCGCGTGGGCAAGCTGGAAGACAAGACGGAGACGCTTGAGCAGCTGACCGCTCGCCTCGGTTTCAAGGTTGAACAACTGGAACGGGAGCGGGGCAATGGCCGATAAAGAACTGGTGACACTGGCGCAGCTCAAAGCGGTCTGCACCACGCAAAAGGGGCGCGATGCTTGCGCCCAGTACCTGGCACCGCTGAACGTGGCCATGCGCGCCCGGCAGATCAACACCTTTCACCGCATCACCGCATTCCTGGCACAGATCGCCCACGAGTCGATGGAGTTCACGCGAGTGACCGAGGGGCTGAATTACAGCGCCGACGGCCTGGCCAACACTTGGGCCAGCCGGTACGCCGTGCCAGACGGGAAGGGCGGTTATGTGAAGGTGATGATTGACGACAAGTGGCGCAACAAGCCGAACGCCCTGGGGCTGAAGCTGGCGCGCAACCCGGAAGCCATCGCCAACAACGTCTATGCCAATCGATTCAGCAACGGCACGGAAGAAAGCGGCGACGGCTGGCGCTATCGCGGCGCCGGGCTCAAGCAGCTGACGTTTAAAGCCAACCATCTGGAATTCGGCAAGGCGATTGGCTTGGAGCTGTCGCTGGTGCCGGACTATCTGCGCCTGCCAGAAGGTGCCGCGCAATCGGCAGCGTGGTTCTGGCACAGCCGCGGCCTCAATGCGCTGGCCGACGTCGGTAGCTTCGAATTGATCACCAAAAAGATTAACGGCGGGTTGATCGGGTATGACTCGCGCGTGGCGTATCTGGCGCGGGCACAAAAGGCGATGCAGGCATGAACGAACTACTGCGCTGGCTGGGCCGATTTGTCGAAGAAGGCACCACCGGCAGACCGTCGGTGAAGCGCTTCGGCTTCGCGCTGTGCGTGACTGTGCTGTCGGCAATCATGTGTGTGTTCGGCGGCGTGATGGGCGGCGTGGTTTGGATGGCGCAGGGCAGCCCGCAAGCCACTGAGCTGGTGCGGATCATCGCCGGTTCGCTGGAGGTTATTTCCGGCATGGTGCTGGGGGCTGTCACCACCGGTTACGTCGCCGGTAAAGCGGTAGAGCGCCCGCGCAAGGAGCTGGCGCCCCGTGATGAACCCGACAAGGCATAACTGAGCGCCGAGGCGCTAAAGAGGTAGGTATGAACGTATACGGCTTGTTTGGCAGTGCTTTGGTCGTGGTGGTGTCGTTGTGGGCAGCCGATCACTACCGGCAGAGCGAGAACGCAGCACAGCAGAAGGTCGACACCCTGGCCAAAAACGTCAGCACGCTGACCGAGCGCAACGAGCTGCTGGCGCAGGCGCTGAATGACCGCACGCTGGTGCAGGAACAGCTGGCGCAAGTCAGCCAGGCGACTCGCCTGTTGAACAACACGCTGGCCACCCAGTCGGTGCAGATCAACCGCAACTTTGAAGAGCTCAAACGCAATGACAAAGCGATTACTGATTACTTCCGCCTGCCTGTCCCTACTGCTCTCGGGCTGCGCTACGCAAGACCCGCAACCACCGACCCCGTTGCCTATCGCGCCGCCGCCACCGGTCTGCGCGAGTCTGGTGCCGTGCCCGCTGCCGGGGCGTCCTCCGCTCAAGCTCAATGAGGATCCGTACCGCGCCATTGATGAGGCGGAAGCCGCGCTGACCGCATGTGCAAGTCAGGTGATTGACTGCATCAACATGCAGAACGCTGCGAAGGGTATGCAGGGACGTGGCCCACTGCCGGTAACCAGCGCGCAGACCAAGTGACACGCAACGTCACTTTCTGACAAAAAGTGTCCGGGGATAGTATTTTTGATGGCCAAATGCCTGCAAAACGCCCAAAAAAGCGCGTTTTTAACAGTCTAGCTCAGGGAATGGAGTGGTGTTGTAAGGGGAAACCCGGCGGCGAGGATGCCGCCGGGTTTTAGTGCGTCACCAGTTACTGAAGACGCGCGGATTGCTCGGAGACGGCTTTTTTTGCCATTACCGGGTGCTGCGGTGTCACCCGCTCCATTGCGTACTTAGACCAGCGCGCCATCAAAGGACGGCGTTTTTCGAGCTGGTTACCGCGCACGTAGGCGCGCGACGTGGTGTTGCCCACGACGTGGGCCAGTGAGATTTCACACAGTTCGAACGAGAACGCGGTTTTCTCATCGGCCCAGGTGCGGAACGTCGAGCGGAAGCCGTGAGGCGTGCAGTGCTCGCCCAGCTTGCGCAGCAGACGGCGCAGTGAGTTGTCCGGCAGCATCGAAGTCGACCGCGGGCCGTGAAACACGTACTCACTACGGCCTTTAGAGCCGGTATCGCGGAGCACCTGCAACGCCTCTTCGCTCAATGGCACCTGATGTTCTTCGCCGTTTTTCATCCGCGCCGCCGGAATCGTCCAAACGCGGTTGATCATGTCGATTTCTTCCCACTTTGCGCCCAGCGCTTCGCTGGTACGGCAGGCAGTCAGAATCAGGAACTGCAAGCATCGGGCGGTGCGCGAGTCTTCACCTTCCAACACGTACATGAACGACGGCAGGCGGGAAAACTCCATACTTTCCAGCTGCTTGACCGTGTTCTGATTCTTCGGCATGAGGTTTTGCAGATGGCCTTTCAGCCGTGCCGGGTTTTCACCGTCGCGACGTTCGTAGGCCTTGGCATGATCAAACACGCGCTCCATACGGTTGCGCACGCGGCGCGCCGTTTCAGGTTTTTCCAGCCAAATAGGGTCAAGCACCTTAATCACGTCCGCCGTTTCGACGGAGCCGATTGGTAAGTTGCCGATGACAGGAAAGGCGTATTCGGTCAGCGAGTTCAGCCATTGAGTGGCGTGTTTATCCGACCACCCTGCACGATGGCGCTCAATGAAAGTTAGCGCTTCGTCTTTGAAGGTTACCGATGCATTCGACGCTTCCTTGCGTTGCTCAAGAGGATCAATCCCTTTGTTAACCATGGCGCGAAGTTCGGTCGCTTTCTTCCTGGCGTCAGTCAGACTGACTTCAGGGAACGACCCTACGCCCATGTCATGGCGTTCGCCATCAGAGGGTGATGTGTAGCGAAAGATCCAAGATTTAGAACTGGCGGATCTGACTTTAAGGCTCAGTCCGTTCTTATCCTGGTAGACGCCGGGGACTGTTATCGTCGCGATAACCTTTTGATTGAGCGGCATAGTTTTCGACCTTTTTGCAGGGTGTAACGGTATGGGTTCGCATTGCTTGCAGCTTCCATTCTCGGACTGAGTGACAGGGGTTGTGGGAGCTTTCCCAGTCCGTACTTCATTGGGGGTTAGAGGCGCAGATTTTACCGAAAGCTACGGGGATGGTGTATCCCCGGCAGGATCGGCCTGTAAGCCTTGTGGAATAAGGGTTTTCCGGATATCCGAAAAAGCTGACCCCACACTGCGCCCCACACTCGCTAAGGTATCAAGCGAAAAGCTAAGTTCCAATAGCACTGCAATTAGACGACGGACGGTAGTTGTCATTTACCATTATCGTCAAGATTGCTGCTCTCGGTGTAACAAATTGAATTATCAGGAGAAGATGTGACAGGTGATGCCTGTCTGCCGACTGAACCGACCTCGAAATAAATATTTCGCTGTGCCAATTGGCTCACATTGTTATAGATCAAACAGAACAAAACTGTGGTCAGCGTCAGTGAAGCGAACGCGGCGAGCGTGCGTACCCACTTCATTACGCCAGGCTTAGCGTGCTCGTAACGACGCGCGAGCCATATGACGTGGAGCAACAACGCGGCGATCACAGGTATAGCCATATCTCACCCCTTATATGTGAATTCGATGAGCCAGCACCACGGGTTAGGGTGCTCATTCAAATCTGCGGCGGCCTGATGCCAGTACGAATTAAAGTCTTCTCGACTGGCGTAGCCGCATAACTTCCAGTGCTTAGCCGTTATATCAAGTAGGCGTGTTATGCCCATTTGTCGCACTATCCCCGTACCAAGTTTCTGGCACTTTTCTGGTACGAATTCGTGCGCTAGTTCGAAGGCGTAACCCATGCGAATCGGTGGCGCGATGAACCCCCAACTGAAGGCCAATCGCGCCGCCGACAGCAAATCGTCTTCCGAAAAACTCTCGAGCCCAAGACGTTCCAGTGAGTGCATACACACCGACGGTTGTGGGCGAAACGGCAAAATCATCAGGCACGCTTTGCCGCTTTGAATCCGGGTACCGACTTGCGGTGTAACCAGAAACTGCGGCAGTCGCTGGTCAGCGCCTTCTATCTCGTAATGTCTCATCGCGTCGTCAGGTTGTAAGCCGCCTTTCGGATTGGCTGCTTGTGTTGTTCGAAGAGTCGCGCCGTCATGCTGTTGATTACTTGCGTAGCGCGGTTGCGAGCGCCTTGATAATTCATGCGAGGGACGCTGTTGGATTCCCATTCCGTTTCAAGGGTGTTTCCAGCCGCGTCGGTTACGACAAAACTGCCTGTCCATTTCACTGGCTTGTTCGGTTTCTCGCCGCTGGTGGTTTCCCGGCGGCCATCAAAATTCACGATCATTTCGCTAATCCTTGGCGTAGTGGCGGGCGCTGTGTCCCGCCTGGCAGTGCTGTTACAAGATGGTTCTGGCGCCTTTCTCGTTGATCGCGCTCACGATGCCTTCAGCCTGCATGCTCTCAATGAGGCGCGCGGCCCGGTTGTAATCGATCTTGAATTTGCGCTGCACTGCGCTGGTGGAAGCGCGGCCCGATTCGCGGACAAAGGCGATTGCTTCGGCCAGCAGCTCGTCGTCGGCGCCGATTGTCATCGTCACGCCCTCCGGGGTGCTGATGGTCATCGACACGCCAGCAGCGTGGTCGACCGCGTAAATACCTTCCGGCAACTCTTCACCGCCCAGCGCTTCTATCAATGCCGGGATGAAGTCGGCAAAGGTCAGCATCATCAAGGTGAAGCTGGCGTCGAGCTGGCCGAGGGCATCGTCGCCACCGTCGTTTTCGGCCTGATCCTTCAGTAAGTCTTCAAACTTCAGGCGCTTGATCACCATTTTGTCGTCGAGCACAAACGACAGCTTGTCCTGCCAGGCCATCGACAGCTGCGTGACGATCTTCCCGGTGCTGACGTGCAGTTGCACCTCTTCGCCGGTCATGTCCTGGCGCTTGCAGCGGACAATGCCGCCGTCCTCGTGGGTGTCGCGCAACTCGCACTCATCGAGCACGTAGAAGTCATCGGCAGCCTTCTGCGTCCGCACCCAGTCAGTCAGGGAGGCAGTAGGGGACATCTTCACCGTCACCGGGCGCACCGGCAGCGAGCCCATCACTTCGCGCAATGTCGACAGCAGATCCTCGGCGCGCTTGGCGCTGGAGCTGTTGACGATGATCAGGCCCAGCGTCGGCGCAATCGCGGCGAACGTGCTGGAGCGGCGGACAAACGCCCGCGGCAGAAAGGCCTGAATGATCTCGTCTTTGATCTGGTCACGTTCTTTTTTGTACACCTTGCGCATCTGATCGGCTTCGATCTCTTCGACCTTTTCCTTCACCGCATCACGCACAACGCTGCCCGGCAAAATGCGTTCTTCCTTGCGGGCGCTCACCAGCAGGAAGTCACCACTGACATGCACCAGCGGGGCGTCTTCGCCTTTGCCGAAGGGGGCGGTAAATCCGTAGGTGGTCAATTCTTGATTAGCACAAGCTCGGGCCGGTGTGTTGGCCAGGGCCGCTTCCAGAGTGTCGGCAGACAGGTCGACGGCTTGGGTGATGCGGTAGAGCAAAAGATTCGTGAAAAACATGCTGTTTCCTTACTGATGGTGGCTGCATGGCCTTGAGCCGCGCACGAACTTGACTGGGAATGGCCCCTCTCAATCGGAGCCGTTCTTATCTTGTCCTGTCCTGAATGATCCCCGGACGGTACTGTTTGCGGCTCGCTTTTCCAGATCGCGCAGAGTAAACAGGTTTACCAAACTTTAATAGCGTTTTTATGGGGTTGCGCGTAAATTACCCTCGGTTTACTTATGGAATCTTGAGCATGAACCTAGAAGTGTTTGAAGGCGCCAGCACCGCGAAGGAAGCGGTTGACGCCGGGAAGCGGGCACGACAACAGCGATTTAGTCTGTATGCAGACCTGCACAGTCCAAAGGGGATCCGTGCGCTGTTTACGCATCTTCCAGAGACGGAATGCCACTCCCTTGCGAACCAAATCACTCAGGCGATGCAAGACCGGGGAGGCTTCCCCGAGTTCCTGGCGCATAAGGTCGAAGAGGCCGCAGGGCTGCCGTTTGGCTATCTGGATCAGCCTTATCCGTATCCAGAATTGCGGGCGTCACTGTATCGAGCCAAGCGTCTAAAGCGCATGGCGGACGCGCGCGGCGAGGCGGCGGTAGAGGCTGTGGGAAAGCGTAATTTTGCCCAGATGGAGCAGGCTTGTTTAGGGCTGCGGGGCGTGTCGGAAGCGTTCTACGAAAAGGCTGTTGCGAAGCTGAAAAAACTGCCTCGGAAGCTCTGATCGGGGGAGGGCTGTTCAAAAGAACAGTATTTACAATGTCCGGGGATGCGGGATTAATTGGCTGGCAATACGCCTGTATGGTATACAGCGCCCAGCTTATCCAAGATCCACCGAATTCAGGACAAAAAAAAAGAACCTATCCCGCCTGCAAGCGAAGGTTCTTTTTTTAGACGCATACGATGTTTAGACCATTTGCACCACAAAGCCTTCCATGCTTTAGGCCTGCTTTTTATCAAAGCTGTCAGCCGTGGGAACTGCCGCATCGCCCAATAACATCAGGAGATGTCGAACACCGTGCCCCGACTTTACCATAATTGCTTCCATAGCAAAGCCTCCCTGTGCTTTGCAATCCTTCTTTTTGCGATTTTTGAGAGGCGTTCGCGCCGGATCGACGCAATCAGCTCGCCTATTGCCCATGCAACCTGCCAATTCGGGGGATGCCTGTGAGCATCATTCGCGCCGTCCGCAAAACCCAGTTCTACGTCCTGCCGACCACAACAATCGAAGACAACCGGCTGAGTTGGGAGGCGCGCGGCATGCTCGTGTACCTGCTGAGCAAGCCCGACCATTGGGAAGTCCGTGTAGAGGATTTGCTGGCGCGCACTCGCAATTGCCTGGGCAAGCGCTCGGGCCGTGACAAGGTCTACGGCATCCTCAAAGAGCTGCAAATGGCCGGTTACGTGGTGCGCCAGTACGACCGCGTGGGCGGTTCATTCAAAGGCATGACTTACGAAGTGTCGGAAACCCCTGATCTAGACGCTGGCTCGGCCTTCATCGCCAGCCAGAAAAAGGACAAAGAGAAACCGTTTACGGCAAATCCGGAAACGGTGGCGCCGGGGACGGATTCACCGCATACGGCTAAGCCGGATCCGGCAAAGCCCGACGCTTTAGTTAATAATAAACAAGCAGTTAGCATTCAAAGAGCAGTTAAAAATCTCACAGACGATCCTGCGGGAGCGAAGCCTGCGCATTCGGTGGCCAGCGCCCCGGCCCCATTGGGTGACCCTGTGGGAGCGACCGCTACGCTGAGCGACGTAGAGCGCAAAGCCTTGTCGCTGGCGCCGGACAACTACCCGCAAAACCCAGCCAGCAAGACATTCCGCACCTGGCTGGCCTACGCCATGGCATTCAACGCCAAATACCACCAGTGGCCGATCTACAACGCCACCGTCGGCGGCCAGATGGCCAAGGTGGTCGAGCGCATCGGGCAAGACATCGCCCCCATCACCGTCCGCTACTACGTCGAGGCTGTGACGCATCACGCCATTGTCGACACTTGCCATCCCGTCAGCTCATTGCTTCGCCACTGCGAATCCTACGTGGTGAAAGCGCAGGCGCAGGAAAAGCAGCGCACACGCCGAGCAGAGGCCGAACGAGTTGTGGAAGCCGCCGCCAAGGCCGCGCCCAAACCTGTCGCGCCCGCTCCAAAGACTGGCGCCAAGCCCGAAATTACCAACGCTGCCAAAGAGGCCAGAGTATTGCTCGGGAAACTCGTTGGCGGCCCGATGAAAGAGCGACTGACCGCGTAGGGGTGGTGAGACATGGCAATGGACGGAAGAAGCAAGACGAAGGGCGAACAGCGGTGGCATGACACCGTGGCGGACGTGTGTGGCTGTATCTGCTGCATCTTGGACGGCAGGCCGCGCAACTACGAAGAACAGGCGTATGTGTCGATCCATCACTGTGACGGACGCACGAAGAAGCACGCGCACTGGTACGTGCTGCCGCTCTGTGCCGGTCATCACCAGCCCGGTACCGGCCCACTGAAGTCGATGAAAGCGGTTCACGGCAACAAGGCGGACTTTATCGCCGAGTACGACCGGGAGATTGTGCTGCTGGAGTCGTGCGTGCAGATGGTTGAGGTGGCGGGCCGGGAAGTGCCTGGCGAAGTTCGGGCGCTGCTGAGCAAGTGGTACGCCAGCCAACAGTATCAGGGCCATGAGAACCGGGGCGCGGCCTGACTGCGCAGTAGTCGGCGCACAACACCATAAAAACGCTATTGAGTTATTGTGATGTTGTGTCATTATGTCGTCGACGGTTAGCCATTCAGGGCTTTGACGATGAATTCACCAATGCTTATCAGCCGAGTCGCAGCGGGTGTCCTGCTCGACCGGCTTCGGTTCTTGGCCACCGCTCAGGTGATGCTCGAAACCTTTCAAGCGGCTGAAGAGCCGGTGTTTTGCGCTGATGTTTGGGCGTGCGCTGCTGCCGATCTTGCGCAGCGGTTGGAAGGCGGTCTGGCGGTGGAAATGGATCGAATCAACACGGTGATTCTTGTTGAGGCGCTGGAGGGCAGCCGGATCGGCACAAAGGCGGGGTGGCAGGAATTGGCCACGCTGCTGGCGCGCCGTCTGGAACCGTTCATAGGGCGCCGGGTGATGCTCGACATCGCCCACGCCGCCGACTGATTTTCACAAGTGTGAAGTAGGGAGTAGCACTATGTGTGCAGCAGTGAAGAAGAAAAAGACGCTTGAAGAGGTGCTGACAGAACATGTCACGGCCTTTGCTACCAGCGACCGCCCGGGCGAGATCATCCAGTCGTGTGTAGAGCGGTTGTTTACTGAGGTGTTGAAAGACGCTTTTGCCCCACACGGCTCCTTCAGCAGCAAAGTGCGCGAAGAAATCGCCCATGCGTTGCCGGCGAATATTGCCAGCGTGATCGAGCTGCCGCGTTACAACGACCTAATCATTACAGCGCTCAAAGACCGCTGGATGGATGCAGGCGTGACCGGCGACATGCTTCGGCGCGCAGAGCAGGCGATTAATGAGGTTCTGCACGACGACATGATTCCGGAGTTCATCAGCCTCAATCAGCTGCTGGATGCGTTCGTCGAAGTGAATCAGGAGAAGGCCACCGAAAAGGGCTGGCACGTTCCCCACATCACCATCACCGAAGGCGACGGCACTCGTCAGCGCTACATCCACATCCTTTTCGATGCCGAGCCAGAAACCAGCTATCGAGCCGCGCATGGCCTGAAAGAGCGCCCGCGCTCAGATTTTGACTATGCCAACCGCATCAGCGTCCGCATCACCGGCCACACAGACCGCGGCTTTGAGTACGGCGAGGTGTTCGCCGCTCTGCTGGAAGGCGAGCCAATCGGTCGCCACTTCGGCATGACATCGAAGTGGAAACGGTACATCGCAGCCATGTATTTCGGCGCCGCGAAACTGATCATCGACTGCCGTGAAGGCGACCACACCTACGGCCACTGAGCCGCTGGCGCACCGCTGTAGGTGCGCCATCCATCAAGGAATCTGAATATGCCACTGCGCCACGCCATCGTTTACCACATCGACAAGAAGCCGGACGGCTCCCCGGCCATGCTGCACACGCGCGACACTGAGCTGGTTGTATCGGATGCCACTGAGAACCTGCTGGGCGACTTGAACGAGGCCTACAACGGCAAGCAGGGCAAGGCGTGGGGGTTGTTCCATGCTGAGTCTGGCGCCTTTCCGTTCAGTGGCTGGCTGAAACGCTACCTGTCTGGCGGTTATGGGTTTGTCGACTTCTCTCGGGACGCCGTAGAGCACTTAACGCGACTGATGGAAGAATCGAATCTGTCCGTGGGTGGCCACGCCCTGTTCGCGCACTACCAGCAAGGCATGACCGACTATCTGGCCATCGCGTTGCTGCATCACAGCGACGGCGTGTCGGTCACCGACGAACTGGACGTAACCCCATCGCGCCACCTCGACCTCGGCCAGTTGCACCTGGCGGCGCGGATCAATATTTCCGAGTGGCAGAGCAACCCGAATTCCAGGCAGTACATTTCCTTCATCAAGGGCAAGAACGGGCGCAAGGCGACGGACTATTTCCGCGACTTCATCGGTTGTCAGGAAGGCGTCGACGGCCCCGGCGAAACCCGCACCTTGCTCAAGGCGTTTTCCGACTTTGTGAAAGAAGAGGATCTGCCCAAGGAAAGCGTGAGGGAAAAGACCCTCACGCTGCTCGACTACGCCAGCAGTCAAGCCAAGATCGGCGGGCTGGTGACGCTGGACGAGCTTTCCGAGGTGATCGACGAAGAAAACCCGAAGGCCTTCGCCGACTTCGCCCGCGCCGCTGCTTACGGCCTGTCGCCTGAGATCCCCGCCGACAAGCGCACCCTCAATCAATTCCGTCGCTTCACCGGGCGCACTGAGGGGCTGTCGATCAGCTTCGAAGCGCACCTGCTCGGCACCAAGATCGAATTCGATGAAGAGAGCGGCACGCTGACCCTGAAAGGTCTGCCGACGGTGTTGCTGGATCAACTGAAGCGGGCCAAGGCCTGATCATTGCGGCGCCGCCTGCACGGTGGCGGCGCCAACACGGAGGTTGTATGTGTGAAGTTCTGCTGAAAGCGCTGGGGCCGCGTCCGGATGGCCCTGTAGATGGATTGTTTATCGCTGCACAACTCGCCCAAGTCATCAATGACGGAACACTGCCGGTCGGCACCAAGCTGAATCAGCAGGCTATCGCCAATCACTACGGCACCAGCCGCATGCCGGTGCGTGAGGCGCTGCGCTGCGTCCAAGCTCAAGGGCTGGCATACGGCAAGCCGCACCACACTCCGCAAGTGGTGGAGCGAGCGGCCAATGATGATTCGGAGCTGGCCCAGGCTCTGCGCTTGCTGGAAAAGTGCCTGCTGCGTCTGGATCGCCCAAATGACGCCCTTGCGCCCGCGGTCGCCGCGTTCCTCGTCGCAAATCAAGGCCAAGGCGGTGACCAGTGAGCACCGGCCAACAGAAATTCCCGTGGAAGGCGCACGGGATCGTCTTCACCAGTCGCGTCCACCTTGAGCAGACAGTCGAAAAGCTCTCAGCAGGCCAGACCGCTGCCCATGTCGATGCAGCACAAACCCTGCTGCGTGACGCAATTCACCACAACAAGCTCAGCGCCGACCAGTACACCGAGATCAAAGGAAGATTGCACCTATGAGCCAGAAACCAGAGTTTTACGCAATCGACGCGCTCGACGCCTACCCTGAAGCCGTCGGCACGTTGGACAAGATCGAGCACAGCGACGGCGCTTTGTGGGTACACCTGAATGGCAAGCGCTCCAAGCTGGTCGGCCTGCAATCCCTGGCCTTCCTGATTAGCCAGCTTGAGCAAATCCGGGCCAAGGTATTTGGCGGCGCTGCCGAGACGGCACGCACGGAGCATTACAAGAACACCACACAGGTCACTCTCTACAACGATGAGTTGCAGGGGCGTCTGCACCTGGCCGATGAGCTGATTCGTGAAGCGTGGCGCCTGATGGATGGCCAAGACGGAAAAACGTCGGGCTGGCATCTGCTGGCCAGCCACTACATCAACAACCCGGAAGCGCCGGGGGTGGATATCAAGGCCATTGGTTTGATCGACACCGCCCGAGTGGATTTGTACGAACGCCTGCACATGCAGGAATTCGCGCTGGTGCCGTACTTCGACGACAGCGTGGGCCAATGGTTTATCCCACCGGCAGACCATGATCAACACGACGGCCAGACCTTCGGGACTTGGCGCCAGGCTATCGACTCGCTGGCGCAGGTTGGCGAACAGCCGGTGGCACCGGTCGCCAGTGAGGTCGAAACCGCGTTGGCTGAGCTTCAAGCCCGTCATCACCGACTACTTGCCGACATGGAAACAATCGCCGCCCGACAGGTGCCAGTGACATTGCCCATTGCCGAGTTCGCAGCTGCTGCGATGGCCGACGCGTTGTCTGGTAACGGCACCGGCTTCCAGTGGGAAGACTTCCAGCGGATCGCCAATAAGCCCGGCGTTCATTACGCGCTGGCGGGGTTCTCCGCAGACTCAACCGGCGACAGCGGCGTGATGGTCGTACAGGCAGTGATCGAGGCGCTGAAGAATCCCCTGTCCACCCAAAGCCCGTGCAACGACTGCCACGGGGAAGGCTTCTGCATGTCGATCATGCACGAAGAGATCCGCTGCCCGTGTAATGCGCCTATCCAGTTCAGCAACGCACCCGCGGGAAGTGGCCGCCATGAATAATTCAATGATCGGCAACCTGTCGCGAGACACCCTAACCACTGCCCTGCGTGCTATCACTCAAGACTTGGATACGCTGGCCAATGGCGCAGCAATCCAGCGTCATAAGGTTGCTGCTGATGAAATCCGCGCGCTGCTGAAGAGCCAAGAGGAAATGGCAGCTTGCGCAAAATCGCAAGTTGATGCGCAGCCGGTGTACATGGTTCGCACCCATGGCTCCAGCTGCTGGGAAGAGGTCAGCGGCGAAAGTCTTGAGCTCTGTCAGGCAGATCCGGCTGAGTACGAAGTCCGGAAGCTTTACACCTACGCCGAAGCCAGCGAAGTGGAGCGACTGCGGGCCGAGCTTGGCCAAGCAACGGGCGAGTATGATCGTGCGGTTAACCGGGTGAGCGCAGCGCGCGATGAGAGTGAAAGCCTCCGCGCACAGCTGGCCTTGCCTGCGGGGATTGGCCGACTGATCAACACCCAAGACAACCGCGGCACCGATCAGCCTTTGTTCGCAGTGATGGAAAAGCGCGAATTCGTCACATTGGACACGCACGACCATGACCGCATTGTGTGGGTCGAAACGCAATCTGGAGACTACAACAAGGCGTCACCGTCATACGCGAAAACGCTGGAGCAGAAATATCAATCCAGCGAAGACTATCCCAGCCACTGGGAGCGCTACGCGATGAAGGATATCGACGTGTTCGTAACCGCCTGCTTTACCGAGCAAGGCTGTATCGACTTCCTGGCTCGTGACGGCCACAACCACACTAAGCCATTCATCTACGCATTCGGCAGCTTTCGGAACGCGGAATATCAGTCGCTGCGCAACTGGCTGAAAGCGTTGCCCGCGTCTATTCAAAAGCCGGATGGCCACAAGTGCCCCAATTGCGACGCCGGAAACCTGAAAGAGAACAACTACGCATGGCACTGCGATTCCTGCGAGTTCGTAGCGCCCGAACAGGATGGTGAGCTTGATGAATAACCCAACGATTGACGGTGTTTCGCGGAATGCTCTTGAGCAAGCGCTGCTCGCCATGAAACGAATTTATCAGGCGGGCTATGACCGAATCCTAGAAGCGGGCGGCCAGAGTGATACGCCCGAATACATGATGGCGGGTGACCCGACTGCGCGGGAGCTGCGCGCTCTTCTCGATGCGCCTGTGCCCGCCCGGCAAGATCCGGTCGCGATACCTGAAGGCTACTGCATCATGCCTAGAAGGCTGACCGCTGAGAATGGAGCGAAAGCGCTGCTGCTGGGGGAATTCAAGGTGACGGCAACCAAAGAATGCCCCGACTGCGGCGAGCTTGATGAGCCGAACCAGTATTGCGAGATTTGCGACGGTGAAGGCGAGTACAGCCAGAGCCACACAATTTCCTGGGATCAGATCAAGTTCATTTACAGCAAGGCGGTAGAAGGCCTTCGCCTCAAAACACACGCTGACCCGCTGACCTTCCAATTTCGTCATCGATCTACCAACGAGCTGCGCAGCGTCTGTGTGACAAGAGCCGAAGTTGCCGAAGACATGGCGGACACCTTGTTTGAAAAGCTGGTTTCCCAGTTTTGCGAGTGTGAGCCGGTTGGCGAAACGAATGAGGTTGAATGCCGCTGCGACGAGCACGGCGACGAATTTGAACTGGTTGCGGATGCCGACGTTGGTCAGTCCGCGGGGAGCGCGGTATGACTGAGCAAACAATCGAATTGCCGCTGGCGATCACTGAGCAGCAGCGTACCGACGTCCTTCGGTTCCACGAAACCTGTGAAGACGACCAAGGCTACGACGTGCCCAAAGCGCGTATGAAGTCGCTGGCGCGTGTAGGCCTTGTTCGCTCGCTCGGCTTCGGTCGCTACGAATTCACGGATGCCGGGCTGGCGCTGGTCGAGGCTATGCAAGCGGCTGCGAACGACGATGACGACGTGCAGCAGCTGCGAAAAAAACTCGAGCACGGTACCGGGCTTTGCCAACTGAACGTGTTGTGGAAAGACGGGCGCTCGGCGGCAGACGCGACAATCACCCAAGCTCAATACTCACAGCTATTGAAAATCATTGACCCCGAGGCAGCGTGTGTTAGCTCCGCATTCCATGCAGCAGTTTCTGGTGGAGCTGCTGCCATAGAGCCTTTCGCCTGGATCGGCGACTACGCCGCTTGTGGCGGCGGCAAGGCTGTGTTTGATCGCGACTTGGCGGAAAAGATAACTGACCGCATGTGCAAAAAAACACCGGTCTATACCCTCGAAACATTTACTGCGGCACTGGCCGCCGTCCGGACGCTGGAGGCCAAGGGGTACACCTACAACGGCGCCGAACTGTGGAAGCCGCCAGTTGGCGCTGCGCCGGACTTCCACCTGATTGACGATCTGCATGAACAACTGACCAAGGAGCGCGCGCGCAGTGAGTGGATGCTGCACAACGGAGGCACCATTAACGAGTGGGCAATCGACTGGCGACCGGGTAAACACAAGCCACTGATAGAGCATCTACGCGATCTGATAAGCGCCGCCGTATCAGCGAACAAGGGCAAGGGGGATGTTTGACGATGACCGACAATAAGCGGATCTCGCCTGTACCCATGGAGCAATGTATGAGCAAGGATATTCTGTGCAAACGCTGCGGCGGTTACGGAACGGTCGGCACCGGCATTGAAGAATCACCTACAACTATTTGCGACCCTTGCAACGGGACGGGGAAAATACCTGCGTCACCTGACCTGCGAACGCCGGAACTGACTATTCCTGATTGGCTGGCGTCTGACTGCACACACACTTTTCTTGATTTTGTAGCGGATGGCGGGTGCCCGAAGTGTGCGCAAGACAAGAAGGTGAAGTCATGACCGCCGCACGCGACGGTACTGGGCCGCTGAGCAAGCTGGCGCTGGTGCCTGATCAGACAGTGGGGCGCGTTTATCACGATCCTCTACCTGTGCGGGCTTATCTCAACACTGCTGGGCGAGCGTTGCCAGATGGAGCACCGCTGTACGCCCGGCCAGCAGACACCTACCTGCGCTACGTCCGCGTGCCGTCTCGGAATGATCCGAAGTACCACGAGACGTTTGAGGACGTTGACGGCGGGCCGGAATTCAATGGCGGAGCGTATGTGAGCGATCTATTCGAGGCGCTGAGGCAATACGGCGTGATTGTGGTGGAGACGATGCCAGAGGGTGCAAACGAATGAACGGGCCAGACAAGCATCACATGGAAGTGGTTGAGATGGATGACGGCGGTTGGCACATATGCTTCGGGTGCAAGGCGTCCGGAGCGCTTGGAACGCGCCCGCCTGGCGAGTGCCCGACACCATGGCTGGATCGTAAGCAGTTGCTTACCAAGATCGCGGAGCGGGATATCCTGCTGCAAAGAGCCATCGACGAAAGCGACGGCATGCGGGACGAATACAGCAACATGGATGATCTTGTGAAGGACATACAAATCGCTCTGTCGGACAGCGAGTTGTTCACGCCCTTCACGCACCCCCCGGTGCCTGAAGATCGCAAGCTGCCTGCCCCCGTAGAAAAGTGTAACGTCAAGCCGGTGTTGCTTTGGAAAGCGCCAATGCAGCCAAAGCACGAGCCGGTAGCGCTGCTCTCATACGGGGGCAAAACTTTCGCCATTCCTTACACGTTGATGGACTGGATACGCGGTTGGGTAGTGATGGGGCAGGTTGGTACAGCGGTTGCGGCGCCGGATGCTATTGACCAAACCCGCGCCGCGCTGGAAGGCATCGTGTCGATGATGGGACGTGACGCCAACCGTCTAACCCCGGCTGAAATTGAGTTCTACAAGGGGCACGGTCTGTACCGCGAACCGCAATGGCCGGTTATCAAGGACTACAGCGCACCCGGTGACCAATCATGAACATGGTCGAGGTGGCGCTGCGCGACTTGGAAGGGTGGGCGCTAGGCTGGGCGGTGGCGCAGGTGTTGGGGGTTGAAGTGAAGTTGTCGCCCCCGCACAACGGCACCTACTGGCGTGTTGCCCTAGCGTCGACCGGCTACGCATTCCGGCCTTGGATGGACTGGAATCAGGGCGGGCCGTTGATGGACAAGTATGCGAAGTGCTTCGGCATGGTTACCGACAGCGATCCTGCTGAGTTTCGCGTCTTTGCCAAGAGAAACAGCCCCGAGGGGTTTTGTCGAATTGCCGGTGGTTCCACGCTCCTGCAAGCGTTCTGCCGGGCGCTGGTGAGGCTGCACCGTGGCGACGTAGTGCTGGTACCGGCAGTGCTGGTGACGCCGGAAGAGGTGACCGCCCATGCAGTCAGACCTGTTTGAAGAGCACAAGCCTACGCCCCCGGAAGATCCAAATAAGTACCTGTATGACCAGCTGATCAAACTGGGCGACATGCTTGGCGACGGCCTTGGCCACGAGCCAGGTGAAGAGTGGATAGCGCAGGATTACCGGCGGGTTTGCAAGGCGCTGGGGCTTACCCGCCCGAGGCGAAACAACGGTGCCGCGATCAACGTCGCGGTGTCCAAGTATCTGGAAACTAACCGGTGCGAGTGCGGCGGCCTGCTCAAGCAAACCCGGTCCGGTGCCATGCGTGTGTTCTGCACCAGCTGCTGCCGAAACTACCGGCTCAAGACCGCCAAGAAGCCCAGGCCCACCGCAGGCGCCTGATAACCGGCCCTGTCCCTTTCATAGTATCGTTCGGCGATATACCGCCAACACTGATACCGAAAGGGACTTTCTTGATGTCTAAAAAGCTCATCGCGCTTGCGCTAACCACCGGCCTCGGCCTGCTCACCGGCATTCCAAGTGCATCGGCGGGCGTGAGTCTTTTCAAGGACTACACCTACGGCACGCCCATCGATAAATACACGCGCTCGGCGGGCTATTACGACTGTTCGAACCCCGAGCACACCGGGCGCTGCACTGACAACTTTGAGTTCGTCGGCCAGAAATTCACCGTGGCGCTGTTCTTCCGTGAGAACAAGCTGGACGCCGTTGCGCTGATCGCGCCGTACCAGCAAGCCATGTACCAGCGTGTTACCGACGCGCTGTCGAAGTCCTTCAACATCATTTCGATGGAAAACACGAAGTCGTTTATCGACATGGTGACGCTGCGCAACACAGCCAAGAGCCAAGACGAGTACGTGCAGAAGTTCGCGGCCTTCGAAAGTGCTGCCCTTGCCACCGGTGACATCACCTACACCTACCTTGAAGTGCCTGAAACCCTCGGGTATGCCGATATCGACGCCATTCTCAAGGCTGCGCAGGAAGACGTCCGGCGCGCGTCAGTGAGGCTGTTCAATGACGGCAAGTCGACGGATCTGATTGTGCGCTTCGAAGCGCCGAACGTGACCTATGCAGGTGCGACGGCTCAGGCTGAAGAATCGTTCTGATCAGTGCCCGGCAGACAAACACAAAAGCGCTATTGTGTTGCAGTGCTTTTGTGTCATTATGTCGTTAATGATTTTCACAGGAAGCGATTCGATGCGTACTTTTCAGGGCACGATCAAAACCGACGTCCAGGGCTCAGAAGTAGAGTTTGAGTTTGAAGTGCCGGACGATGCGACCCAAGAACAGATTGACGAAGAGGCTAAGCAAGCGGCCTTCGACTGCGTGCAGTGGCACTTCGACGAAGTGAAGTAGCGATGAAGAAGAATCAGTTGGCCGCAATCAAGAAGCTGGAAGCCGCGCTACTGAGCTGCAAGCGGGCGGGTCTGGTACTGGTAGGCATTGATAGCAACCTGCATGTCACCGTTGCAGATGATTCACTTCAAGACGAAATCCGCCGCCGGTCGAGCTGTGAAGCTATTCTTGAGCGCGCCAACACTGGCCACGAAGACACCGACACTGTGAAAAGTTACGGCATCTATCTCGACAGTGGTGGCGCATGAGCGGGCACACGGATTACACGATGACCCCGCGCCAGGCTGAGGATGTTGCCGCGCTGGTCAACCTGCCGCTGGCCGGGCGAATCTCCGGGCTGAGTGACTATCTGGAACAGTACGGGGCTGAAAGCCTTGTTGAGCTATTCGCCCAGTTCATTGGGATGGCGAACTCTGTCGCGGACAACTGCCGGGACATGACCGATTTGGTGCTCATCAGTGAGCTGGGAATGCATCCGGATAAGTTCGACAGCGTGAACCTGCCGACAATATTGGGCGCGTGTCAGGGTGTGGCACTTGCTGCCCAGTGTGATCCTGCTGGCGCCTGCGAAGGCTGCGCTTACCGGCTCGGCTCAATGGCGAACCAATCGCCGATGGCCACCAGTGACGCCGCTTACATGTCATTCGATCAGAAAGGGTTCATGTGTCACGCGGAGACGGATGACAGAGGTAACCCGACGAAGGTGTGCGTAGGGCATGCGAAGGCGTTTAAATGCGCCGGGGAAGCGTAGCCATGGCCAAGAAGCTGACCGCCAGACAGATGGATGGCCGCTATGAGGCTTTGAACGAAGCGGCAGAACACCTACTGATGGGCTGGACGAATGTTCCCAGCGAATTCGCTGAAGGGCGGGTGATGTCTGAGTGGCTGAAGAAAGAGGCCCGCAAATGGTTGGCCCGAGCAGATGAAGCACGGAAGGCCGAAAGTGAAAAAACCCATTGAGCTGGCGCCTGAACTGCCGACAGCGGACGAACTGGCGGAGCTGCGCCTGTTCGCTGATCGCTACCGTTGGCTGCGCCAGCGTTCGGTGAGGGTGCAAGGCAGTGAAATCTGGTATTCCGGCAGCGCTCTGGATCTGCGCGTCGATGTCGGCCTTGGCCACGTACACGGCAGCGAGGTCGACGACCTGCCTGAAATCAACCCAACAAATCGGAAGCTGACATGACTTTCTACGATTGCCTCCTGGCGTGCGCTGGCATGCCTGAGTTTGTGCAGGGCTTCAACCGTCTGACCGGCTGCCACCTCGGCGAGAAGCTGGCGCGCAGCCCGTTTGACGCCATGATCGACAAGGCCACCGGCTATGACGAAGTGCTGGCCGCCCAGCAAGATGGCGAGCTTCAGCAGTTCGTGACGTTCTGCCATGAATTCGTTTGGCTGCGCCGCCCGCAGTGGGAAGCGCACCAGTGACGCGCACCGCAAGCGCTGGGGAAGCGCCGCTGTCTGATGGCGAAAAGGCGATACTGAAACGCCTTGAGGCTCAGCCCATTGGTGTTTATTGGGGGCGCAATGGCTGGGTTCCGGAACGGCTTCCAAATCCTGCCCGCCGCAAAGATTTTGACAGTCTGCGCAGTCGGAACCTCGTACAGATCGAACTTGGCCATCTAGTGCTGACTGATCGTCCTGACGGCTGAGGCTCAAGGAAGCCGCTCGCGCTCTGCATACATAAGCGCTTGGAGCTCGTGCAGAGCCGTGAGGTTGCCGCCCTGCGTGTCCCGCCAAGCTTGATGGGTGATTCTGTAAAGCCGATCGATCTCGGCCAGCACGTTGCGGTACCGGGCAACCTCAAGCGCCAACCGGCGAACCTCGGGGGCGGGATACTTGACCCACAGAGTGCGCAATTCGTCTTGGGTCACCGGAATGAACGGTGGTAGTACCTGGGGCATGGATGAATGCCTTAAAGCTGTATGTATAACCAGTATGCTGGCGAGCGGCTGAGATTGCCAATCTGCGCAGCCCACCAGTAAGGAATCAAGAATGGGCACATGGGTTGAATTGCGTTGTGAAGAGCGCAGCGATGAAGTCGAGGGAGTCGGCAATATTGGTGAGCGCTGCTTTACAGCGGACAACGCCGGGCCGATGGGAATGGCCGACGACAACCGGGCTGACCTGCTGGAGTTAATGCGCTCTCTGGAGCAGGACGCCCGCGATGGCGGATGGCTGAAAAAGCGCGCCGGTTGGGTATGTCCGTTCTGTGTCCGGCACCCACCAAAGTCGACAACCCCTGGAGAGCCGCAATGAATGGTGACGGGCTTGATGAGGCGCGCGAGGATCTGGCCTTAGTCAGAAGGCGCTTAGAAAACACACTGGCGCTGCTTGAGCTAGCCCCAACGAAACCGGGCGTGCGCGAAAGCGAGGCCAAGGCAAAGGTGCTGGCCGCCATCAAAGAAACGCTGGAAAGCGTCGACGCGCTGGCGCAGAACATAGGCGGCATTCCAGCGCCTGTGCGGCACTGAAAGGAATGCACACCATGCTGATTCATCTGGTGATGGCGGTGGTTGACTATGAAGGTCGCGACCCGGTGCGGGCCTTTACTACGCCAGAACAGGCCAAGGCGTATCTGGCCGTGGTAGAGGCGCATCACCGCACGCGGCCAAGCGTGCTGACCCTGGCTGATGACGTGGTTGACGATTGGGAAAGCCTTTTACGCCAGTGGGAGGACAAGCACCCGGCGCCAGGTCATGGATCTGCCAACCGCTTCGAAATTGAAACCGTCCCATTGGGCTTTGAGTAGAAAAGGAATCCCACGATGACCGACGCCAAGAACAACCCGTTCCCGATTGAGCTGCCCGGCTACGTGGTGGACATCCTGGCCGACTGGTTGCGCGCCGATGCCAAAGCGATGCACCCGGCCAACGGCCAGCCAGAGAAGAAAGAGGCCCGCGAGGCTCGTCGGGAGCTGGGCGACACTTTTGCCCGAGCAGTGCAGCACGTCATGGCGCCCGTCTCCGCCGAATGTGATCTGGCCGACGCTTTCAACGAGCAATTCGAAGCCTATGAGGCGTACCGCGCCGTGAGCCGCAACTGAAAGGAATACCCACCATGGCAAAGAAACTGACCGCCAAGCAAATCAGGCGCTTTGAGAGCATCTGTCAGGACATGGCCGACCTGATCAACGAGCTGCACGAAGGTGGCCATCCGGATGCAGTGGTGTTCCTTGAGGACGGTAACCCAGCACTGTATGCAAGCTGGCCATCAAGTATGGATCGGCACCCGATGGTGCCCGATGCGAATGGCGCCTATTGGCACAAGGCAGGCGGCGGGGCGTACTGACCGCGCCGTTATCGTAGTTAATGACATGACAGGTAGAGACAGATGGCCAAGCAATTGCCGTTGGCTGAAAAGACCTATCACCCTGAGCGTGACCAGACGCATTACGTTGGCCGCAAGGGATACGTGACGCTGTGCGGCGTGAAGCATGGCGACATCGAGCAGGGGCTGCCCACGGATGCGTTGGTGGACTGTCCGGCCTGCATCGATCTTGCCCGGTACGTGCAAACCCACAAATTCGATGAGCCAGGACAAACCCGACATGGCAAAGATTGACACTGTGGCCCTGCGCCAATTCATCAACCCGGTGAACGACGCCAGCGCCGAGCACCGCAAGGCCATGAAGCCACTGGAGCAGCTGACCAGCATGACAACCCGGCAGCGCAACAAGGTGCTGCGCGAGTGCGCCCAGGCTGAGCAGGCCTACAACACCGCCGTGGGTGAGTTGATCGGGGGCGTGAACAAGCTGGTACTGGACGCTGAGGCCGAAGAAGCCGCAGCAGGGTAGGCCGCTATACCGTCCGCTGAAGAGCCCGCCGCGTGCGGGCTTTTTCGTGTCTGGCTACCGGGAGAGCGCAAACAGCACAAAAACACAGAAACGCTATTGTGATACAGTGCCTTTATGTCATTATGTCGCATATCAATTCAACACGTTCAGAGGTTTCTATGACCGGTCAGGCACTACAGCGGCACGACATTACGTTTTCTATGACGCCAAACAGCTTGGCGCGGGTCGAGAGTCTGCTGAAGCGTTGCGGGCATCAGAACTTGAATCTGTTGCTGGCGCGCGGGCTGGCGCTGGTTGAGTTCGTACTGGATCAAGTCGACCTCGGGCGTGTGGTGGGGAGTGTGATCGTCGGCGAAGACGAGTTTCTGCCGCTGCGTGAGCGTCCCGAGCTGCTGAAGCCATCCAGAGCACGGCAAGCACCTGCGTCAACTGCTGGCGATCCTGCGCAAAGCCCCTCTGATGCCGCTGCTGGCGTGTTTCACCCGAAACTGGTGGCAAGGCCACGGGTTCCGGTAGAAGAGCCGACAGAAGAGCGTTTGCCGCGGGCGCGACGTCTGTTCAAGCATGCAGCATTCGCCGTAAACGATGATGCAGGCCCGGTGCGGTCACTGGCGTTTCATCTGGAGCGCAGCGAATCCATGGGACTGGAGCGTCCAATCGACTACAACGGCCATGCACTGCCCGGCGCGTTGCGTCCGCACCACTTGGACGAGATTCAGCAAATGATGGGCGCGGAGTCGATGGCGACTCACTTCCTGCTGTGCGAAGCCACTGAAGAGCTTTCCTACTTCGGCTACTTCCCAAACACCGGTTGGCACCGCCTGAATGCGAGCACCAGCCAGTGGACGCTCGACACCGCGATTCAGGCCGGTGAGCGATCCTTGTACCCAATGGATCTGGCCGCGCTCTACCTGCGCCGTCAAGTAGACAAGCAGCCCGAGCAGCAGCTGCAAGCCTGACCCGGAATCTCTCCCTGATTGATGCGAACACCTGCAAACCCTGCGGGTGGCGCCGCCGTGCGCGCCATTACATTGGCTGACGCCATTCAGGGGCCAGTTCCGTACCCCGTTTGATCATCTGGAGGCTGTGCAGTGAGCGTGTTTGAAGTGGCCGATGAGGCTCGCAGTGATTTTGAGAGTGACAACGAAGGCCCGTTTGAACGCAAGAAAGGCCCGATGGGGCGCGACCTCGACGACTACATGGATGAACGGGTGCAGCGCGAATACATGATCTGGCTGCGGGCGCGTGGCTCTGTGCGTTCCTGTCATTGCTGTAGCGGTGCGGTGGCCTGATGAGCAAGCGCATTTTCTCAGAAGAGGATCTGGCCAGGCTGCCACCGGACATGACGCGCCGGGCGCTGGGCAAGCAGACCGGGAGCAAGTCGGTTCCGGAGCACTTGCGCATGGCGGGCGATGAGGCGAAGAAGCCAGCCCGTGGCGGGGGCATGAAGGCTATGCAGGCGTTGGGGCGCCTGGAGAAAGGCGAGCTGAACAAGACCGAAGAGGCTTATCGGGCGCACCTTGAAGTGCGCCGTATGGCTGGTGAGATTGTTTGGTACCAGTTTGAACCGTTCCGTCTGACGTTGGCAGAAAAGACCACATATGCACCGGATTTCCTCGTACAGCTCGCCAGTGGGCACTTGGAGGTGCATGAGGTAAAGGGCGTCTGGATGGATGACGCTCGGGTGAAAATCAAGGTGGCCGCGCGGATGTTCCCGGTATTCAAGTTCATCGCTGTGAAGAAGGTGGCCGGTAGCAAAGGCCGGGATCCTACGTGGAGCGTGGAGGAATTCTAAGTGCAGCTCGACGACGCCACGTTTCAAGCGCATGAGGGATACATGAATCACGTACTTCGTTGCGGTTCATGCTATCCGCCAACAAATCGCTATTGTTGGAATGGCTTGGGGTTACATGACCAGTATGTCGGCCAGTACCTGATGAGCCAAGACCTTCACGCCCGGCGTACCTACCTTGCACGCCTGGAAACGGTTAACCGCGCACGCTGTGAGGCGCTAAAGGTCGTAATGCTGGCGATTCACGAGCGCGCTCAATCGCTGGAGAGCGCTGAAAATGCGGCATAAAACCGGTTACATGCTGAATTGTGCGCCGATGTGCTGACAGACGGTCATTAGGTGCTATTTGATTGGATCCACGCGGAAACATCGTTAAAAAGGCGGTTAATTCCCAAAACAGTTCAGGCCAATAATCCAGAAGTTGGCAATTTTCGCGTGGGTGACTGGGAACTTTTTGGGCGTTCCGGGGTTGCGAATGGTACGGGGATACAATCTAATGGCGCTCTGACAGCAGTGGTCGTAAGGGTGACGTCAAAGTGTCTGATATCGGTGATAACGAAAACGCGGTAATGCCGGTGGAAGGTGCGCAAGCAGCGGCGCCTGAAAGCATGCTGATGTTCGATTCTGAGGAATGCGGGGAGGGCATGAGCCCGGCCAGCCGTTCCAAGGAAGAAGAGCAAGCGCTGCGTGATGTCGTTGCGGCTCGCCTTGTGAAAGCCCGCCGCGCCGCGGGCCTCAAGGATCTTGAAGTAGCTATGCGCCTCGGTCATTCCAATCTGACCATGATCAGCCTCTTTGAAAACGGTCACCGCTCGCCAAGTCTGAAGAACCTTCAGATCCTGGCCGACCTTTACAGCGTCACCACTGACTACCTGCTGGGCCGCACTGACGATCTCGGCCTTGCGCCTGAAGAGGGTAATCAGGCGCTGATCACCGGCGTGCTCACGGGTGTGCTCACCAAATACAACCAGCGTTATATGGAAGGCTTGGCCCAGGTGATGGCCGTGAGCGTCGAAGGCGCGAGCATGGATCGGGTGCTGCTGGGTAAGTTGGCAGGCCTCTCCATTGAGCTGAGCGATTCGCTGGGGGTCATCCGCAAGCATCACGGCGCTGTTTTTGAGGGGTTGCGTGGCGGAGCAGGTCTTGAGCGCCTTATTTCTGAGTTTTCGGTGGTGATGAAAGACCACATTTCGCGCAAACATCGCGAATCTGCCCTGATTGAATTCGAGCATCCTGTCTGCACGGTGCAGCAGGTGAGAGAAGCGGTACAACACGCCCTGTTTTAACACCGGCTTGTAAGCCAGCCACCCGGCATAGGGTGGCCATGCCGGGCTGTCGTGCGCTAGGTGCTGGGCGGAGGGGGCTGTTCACACGGTTCCGCCGTTATTGGGGGCTTCTGACAGGGAGCCACCATCAGGCATTCGGAGTTGGATAACGGTCAAAATTGGGGAAATGGTCTCGACACCATTGCAGCGCCAGCCGTGGCGGCCCCTGTACGGTATTGGGGAGCCCGTTTCGGCGGGCTAGTCCTTTCAGGATCCGGCCCGCAGTTGCGGGTTTTTTTGCGCCGAACGCGCAGAAAGTTGGCGTTTTTTACGTGGCCGATAGCCAAAAGACTTTGCATTTAAGGTTGATGACCAGTGGCACGGAAAAAGATCGAGGGTATCGAAGAGCGCGCTAAGCCAGCCGAGGATAATCAATCCCCGGACAAGGCTGGCAAACCTGTGTTTGCACCCCCTAAAAAGCCAGAAGTTAAGGTGAGTGCTGGCCGCGTTCAAAAAGCCACCTCTCCAAAGACACCTAAAAAGCCTGCTACTTTAGCCCGAAAGCCCCGTGCTGCAAAACCTGCTGCGGCGGTACCGGGTGCTCCGGCGCAAGCAAAAACGCCTCGCGGAACAGGCGGCAGCACCCGAGTGAAGAAAGCGGTCAAGCTGAAACCGAAAGAGCTGGAAGCCTTGCAGGCCGGGAGTCTGCACGATCTCGACGCCCGTCAGGCGAAGTTTGTCGACCTTTGGCTGGTCACACAAAACGGCACTCAGTCCTATCTCGATGCAGGCTACGAGTGCAAATCCGATGCAGTGGCGGCAGCAGCAGCCAGTCGCCTGTTAAAGAAGGTTAAGGAACACCCATACACGCTGGCCAAGCGTGCGGAGCTGTTTGCCAAGACTGAGGAAATCACCGGGCGAGTCATTCAGCGCATCTACGGCGCGGCGATGGCAGACCCTCGGGAGTTGGTCGAATACGTTTACCGCTGCTGCCGGTGCTGCCACGGCAAAGATTTCCGGTACCAGATGACCCCGCGTCAGCTGGAAGAGCGCAAGGCGCGCCATGCTGAGGCGCTGGCCGAAGCCAAGGCCGCGAAGCGCAAGCCGTTACCGGTGCTCGACGAGCTGGGCGGCCTGGGCTTCGACGCCAACCTCGACCCTAACCCGGAATGCCCTGAGTGCAATGGCAATGGCATTGGCCAGCTCGTGCTCAAAGACACCCGGCACCTTTCGCCTGGCGCGCTGGCTCTGTACGGCGGCGTGAAGGAAACCAAAGATGGGCTGGAAATGAAGATCCACGACGCCCGCCCTTACCTCGAAATGCTGGGCCGCATCTTCAACATGAATATCGAACCGGCGCAGGCGCCTGTGGCCGTTGTAGATACGGTTGCGCTGAATGACGCCTACGCGAAAGGCATGCAGGCCACACAAGCGCAGAGAGACGCGATGGCCCAGCGTATGGCCGATATCGCCGGGCTGGATGATAACGGCGGTGACGCATGACGCTCCCCGCCGACCGCGAACCGACCCCAAAAAACATCCGGCAAGCCCGCAAGAACGCGAGCCTGAGCGAAACCGCTGCGGGGGAGCTGATCTACGTGAGCCGCGAATCGTGGCGTCTGTACGAGAAGGGTGACACCAAAATCAAGCTTGGGCTGTGGGAGCTGTTCCTGTTCAAAACAGGGCAGCTGTGGATCAAGCCTGTTGTTGAAAAACGTCCCTCGGCCATCCGCCGCGGGAACACAAAAAATCTGAGGCCGTTCACGGCCAACCCGCTAGGAGCTGAATGATGTCGAACCCCGCAGTAAAACCGAAAGGACAATCGCACGACACCGATCTGCTGTTGGCGTGCAACGTGACGTCCTTCAAGCAATGGCTCATCACCCAAGGTTACAAGGTATCGGCGCCGGATCGCGCTAATGCCGCCCGTGGTGTGCATTACTGGGTAGATGTTCCGAACTGTAAGCCCGTGTCGGTTCAGGAAGGCTTTGGCCGTAAACAGCGATTCGCACAAACCCACTACCGCCTGCGCCCGCTGCTGACCAGTTACCTGGCCTCCCCGGTGGCGACGGCCATCAAAGACATCGTTCGTCCTAATTCATCTGGCCAGCTGCAAGTGGTGGTCAAAGGCAAGGTACAGCCTGCATTGATGGCTTCGAACAACGAAGTCCCCGCGATTCTTCGGGCGCAGAATCAGGATCGTCGCGGCTACCTGCTCAGTGACGCCGATATCGCCCTGGCGCTGACCATCGAAAGCCCGATTCCCGAGGGTGTCGAGGCGAAGCATGTAATCGGTGTCCGTCTCGGCGGTGCTGGTCGTGGAGGAATGACTGTTGCCGCCCACATGCGCGTGTATGACAGCCCTGACGCCCGCCGACTGGTCGAGGTGGCCAGCTATCCAATCCTCACAGACGGCGGTGATCTGAAGTCCTACGGCGATGCGTTGCTGCGGCACGTCAATGCGCTATCAGCCCCTACGACGATTCTCGTGGATGCCTTCGGCGATGGCGTGCAGTTGCTCAAGTACCTTCAAGACGTTGTGAGTCCCCATGTCAGGTGTTACGGAATGACGATGGGTCAAGCGCTGCCAAAAGGTGGCAACGGCAAGCGTTTCGTGAACCGCCGCACTGAATGCAGTGTTCTGACTGCCGAGGCGATTCGGAATAAAAACCTGAAGCTGCTGCTGCCATCCGATTGCGGCTTGAGTGATCCGCTGGTGCTGTTGGGCTCAAAGATCCCTTATGAGTTGAGCGCCGAGAATCGCTATCTCGTGGCCAAGCCTTCGCACATCGCAGCCGCCCAACTCCCAGCCGCCGACCTGTTTGATGCCTTCTGCATGGCGTATCACAGCGTTGAACTGCCGCTGGCGGTCGAAAAACCCGTGCCAGCCTACGCCGACCCGGCCACCGCGCCGAAAGCGCCAGAGAAGAAGCTGGGTCTGTACCTGACAGAGCTGCGCGATGACTTCGCCATCAACTGCCCGCTGAAGCAAAAATCAGACGAAAGCATGGCCGCCTTTGCTAATCGCCGATGGGTGTACGCGCAGGCGATGATCGAAGCGCGTCCCGCCTAGTCCGGGGATAGACCGGGACAGGACTGATGAACTGCCGTTTTTGCGAAAGCAATCGCGTCATCTGGCGGAGGCCACGAAGCGCCCCCGCCTACACCTACTGCCGTGATTGTGGGCGCAGGAACTGTGAAGCCTTGGCCCACAAGCTCCCGCACGGTGAAAACGAATGTGACCGCGCACAGATGCGGCTCAAGATTTAGGGGATGGATATGCAAGCAGCACCCGTGCAACTGACACCGCCCGCGGCAATCGCGCTGACTGAGCGCCAGCAGCACCGACTGGACACCGCGAACCTGATTTTCAATTCGCTGGCGCTGGCGGGGTTGCGCATCTTTGGCAGAAAAGACCGTGTTGCACGCCTGGAGCCCAAGCGCCTCGGCGGGTTCTATCTGGTGCTGCCGACCGCGGACGCTCGCCCGGTGGATCTGGCGACGACGGTTCGCGGCAAGGGCCGCTTGCTGCCGGGCTTCAGCGGTACCTACGCCGAGCAGCGGCTGGTGCGGAGCCTGGCCACCTACGTGGAAGAGGGGCGCAGCGTCCCCGCCGCGTGGCTGGCGCAGGCGTTGATGGCCGAAGGGAATCAGTATTTCGACCGGGTAGAACACAGTTTCAATCAGGTCATTGCTGAATTCCGATTCTCCCGCGCTTTCACCAAGCCAACCGAGATCAACCGCAAGACCGGGGAAATGAAGTGAGCCAGACCGTGACGAACCTTGTGACCGGCGAAACGCTGTCAGTTGAGCGTGAGTGCGGGAATGAGTTGTGGTTGCGCAATGGCGCGGGCGAGATCGAGCACGCACTGCGCGAACACTTCCCGGCAGAACGCTGGCGCTTCGACGGCGCCAGCGATCCGGATGCTATCCACCCATGGCTCGCCGCCGTATTCGACTTACCGGCGGCGCCTGTCGAACTCTTTCAATTCAAGCCAGCAGCGGCGGGAACAACACCATGACCCTCTTTTTCAGTCGCGAACATTTTGAGCGCTCGTGTCGGCATGCGGGTATCAGTGACCTGGCATTCAACACCGAGACGGGCGAGTACGTGAACGCCCACACACAGAAGACGTTTCTGGTGTGGGAATCGCTGGCGCAGTCTCGCCACGCCACTCAGCAGCCAAAAGCGTGGCTTCTGGTGCGCCGTGGGCGTGATCAGGGTATTTCCGTGACGCGGCCATATGCGCGCATGACCACAACTGAATGGGCGCAGAAGGCCGCCAATGGATGGGAGCAGCCGCTGGCGCTGTGGTCATCCATGCCAATCACCGGCCCGAGCGAGAACGCCATTCTGAGCGAGCGCCAGCGCCAGCTGCTGGTGAAGGGGTATCACCCGGAACGCGACCTGCGCTATCGCGATGACGAGCTGCTGCGCGCGGCGGCGGGTTACTTGCTTCAGCTGCTGGTGCCGGACTTCGCGCCAACCGTCTGGCCATGGCCTCACGCCCCCATGAAACAAGAGTCACGACTTCGCGCCATCGAGAAGGCTGGCGCGCTGCTGATCGCCGAACACGAGCGCGAGTTGGCGCAGCTGGCCAGCGAGGCCGCAGCATGAGCACGAGCCTGATTCAAGATGACGAGCGCTGGCCCGCTTTCGTCCGGCGCTACGCCAACGACCTGGCCGCGTTCGCGCGTGAGGTGTGCGGGATGGTAGTGGACGATCAACTGGCGCGAGCCTTCGAAAGTGTGCAGCTGCCTGACTGCCAGGTGTCGATGGCGTCAGACATGAATCCGATGGAGCGGGGAATGATCAGCCCGCTGGCGCCTATCGCGTTCTGGCGCCTGCTGTGCCGCCCCGAGTCGATGACTATGGTGGCCGTGCCCTTCGGCGACATGCTTCGCTGCTGTGAGCAATACAGCAAGTTGGTCAAGCGTATTGAGGGCGAGCACGCATGGTTGGTCGGTTACCTGCGAATCACCATCAGAAGCATCAGACTTCGCCAGCAGGCAGAGTATTCAGGCTGTGGCGTGCTCTTTCTGGCCGCCAGCGCGCATTCCCCGGAACACATGGCCGGTTTCGGTGGGCGCGATCCCATGTGGTTGATGGAGGACGCCAGCACCATGCCGGAGGTGAGCTTTCAGGTGGCGCGTGAAGGGCTTGCCCGCAGCGGTGGCGGCATGGTGTTGCACTCTGGCCAAGGTCGACGCAAAGGATTTTTCCGGGCGACACAAACCACGTTGAGCTGCTGGGCGTCTGGCAGCAGCTGGAAAGCGTTCGTTCTGAACGCCACGCAAGACCGCAAACCGTCTCTGAAAGTGCGAACGGCGTAGACGTAGAGTGACAGGGGCCGGGGAACTGGCCCCTTTGTGTTTAAGGATCATATGGCCAAGCCGAAAGCCCAGCGTCTGCGCTTAGAAACAGACCCGAGGTGGCCCGCTTTCATCGAACGCTACGCCTTCAACCTGTACGCCTTTGCGGTTGAAGCGTGTTTGATGGATGTCACACCGCAACAACAAGAGCTCTTTGATGAATCCTCAGTCTACGGCTGTCGGGTGTCGGTATCGTCTGGCCACGGTACTGGTAAAACCCGCAGCTTCGGGGTCATCTGCCTCTGGCACCTGCTGTGCTATCTCAATTCCAACACCTATGTAACCGCGCCGAAGCTCAAGACGGTGCGAGAGGGTGTGTGGAAGGAAATCACCACCATGCTGGCGGAGATCCGCAAAGGGCCGCATGCGTGGATCGCTGACTACGTGGTTATCCAAGCTGAGAAAGTCTATGTGGTCGGTAACAGCGCCACATGGTACGTCACCACCCGTACCGCTCCACGCGGCTCGCCTGAGAACTTGGCCGGTACCCACGGCGAGTACCTGCTATGGCTGGCGGACGAAGCGTCCGGCATTCCAGACGAGAACTTTGGCGTAATCGGTGGCGCACTGACCGACGAGCGCAACCGCTTCATCATGGCCAGCCAGCCGACGCGCTCTACCGGTTTCTTTTGGGAGACGCACCACGGCCAGTCCATCTACCGCGGCGGTGGCTGGGTACCGCTGGTATTCAACTCCGAAGAAAGCCCGATTGTCAGCCTCAAGTTCATCAAGGAAAAGCGGCTCCAGTACGGCGGCACGATGGAGCCGGAATATCAGATCAAGGTGCGGGGCATGTTCCCGACCAACCTCAGCAAATACCTGCTGAGTTCGGTGCTGATCGAACGGGCGATAGAGCAGGCGAGCCCGATCCTGCCAGGCGAAGAGTGGGGCCACATTATCGTTGTCGACGTCGCGGCTGGCGTTGGGCGAGACAAGACCGTGGCCACCCACTTCCGCGTCACCGGCAAGGGCGACCGGATGGCGAACGAGCGCCGCCGCCGGGTGGAGGTGGTCGACGTGCCGATCTACAGCGCAACTGAGGACTGGACGCCGCTGGCGGTCAAGCTGCGCGATTACGCCATGCGCCTGCCAAACGTCACCATCGTTATCGACGTCTCGGCCATGGGTAAGCAGTTCCAGCGCCGACTGGAAGAGCTGCAAGAGGGCAGCATGATCATTCAGGGCGTTCTGTGGGGCGCCAAGCCGCATTCCAACGAGAACCGCAAGCGATTCATCAACCAGCGCGCGCAATGCACCGTGCATGCCACCGAGGCAATCAAAGACGGCGTGGTCAAGCTGGGCAAGAAGCACAAGCGCGACCTGATCGACCAAGGCTCACGACTGCCGTATTCGTTCGATGAGCTGGGGCGCTACAAGATCGCCAGCAAAGAGAGCATGGCCGCCGATGGCCTGTCATCCCCGGACTTGTTTGACACCATCTGCATGGTCTTCCTTGAGGACGTCAACTACATCGCGTGCAGTGAAGAAACCGAGGCGGCTCAGTCTTCGCGGGCCCAGGCGACTCTAAGCAAAGCAGCTGACCTTCTCGCCGACGTCGCTTAAAAACATACATTTTATTGTTTGTTGTTGTATATTCTGCGGAAAGCAGAGAACAAACCCCGTGTTTTCGGCCATTTATGCGCACAAAAGCGCCTTTTATTGTCCGGGGATAGATTGAGGTAATGCTATGCAACTGCGCCGCTACAGAAAGAACTGGCACCGCCGCCCTGAGAAAGTCGACTCATCTGTGTTCGTTGCGTTTTGGGCTGATCAGAAGTTTGTGTCGGCGCTGGATGCCGACGGCGTTGAGTGGCTGCTGACCGGAAAGCACACGCTCAAAGATATCGAGGCCGGTGATTCGGGCCTTGTGCGTATCCATCGCGCCAGCCTGGTGCGGGTTGAAGCGGTTGAGGGGCTGACATCCCGTAATGAGCGGCGCAAGAATCAATCGTCCTTCACCCGTGACCACTTCTGTCTGGTAGGCGGGCGCGAGTTCTCCGTCTCCCGCCGAGGGAAAATCGACATCTACCCGCGCTATGCCGCCTACCTCGGCCAGCAAGAACTGCCGTCTGCGGTGGCAGCATGACTATCAAGCGCAGTCGTCACGATGAGAATCTTGAATACCGTGCGCGGATGGGGCAGCTGAGCAAAGCAGCTTATTCCGTATCCACGGTGAAGATTTGGAATTCTGGCAACACTAAAATCCGCCATCCCGGTGCCTCACTCAAGGCAAGTGAAATCCCTCAGTTGGTTGAGAATGCGCTGGCTGGTGATGGCCCGATTAAGCACGGCGAGGCGTTTGAACACTTTCTGGCGGTTGTTTGCGACAACTACCGATTCCACACCTATCACTTCATCGTCGCCGCCTCTCGGCAAGCTGGCGGGCGGCGTCGGGCAATTCTGTTGAGTGAGCGCACACTTCACGGCAGCACCGATCATGGAAAGGAAAGAGAGTACGCGCAGCGCCTTGAAGCGTACGCCAGCGAGCTGGGCTCCCCTCGGATCATGATCCTAGATCATTCGTTTAACTGCGCTTTGCCGCGTGAGTTCCGGAAAATGGGCTCAAGCATGCTTTTTAGTAAAATCTGTCTTCAGACACGTCCCGCCTGTGAGTTGTTGCGTGCGACGTATCGGGACTGCTACGCACCATACATCGACCGATACAAGCAGGGGATTATCACCAAAGACATCAAATGTCCGTCTATGGAAGGGCTGTCTCAGGTTTCAACACTGAACATGAGTGTTGATAGCGAAGGCCTTGTAGAGCTCGCAGCAAAGAACCCACGAGTGGAGCGAGAGCTTGAAGCCATATGTCTGCTGAGCGCTGATGAAGAAGATGAACGTTTAGGTTTTCCGCGCGACACCTATTTCCGGCCCGGCACGTACGGAAATTTCTAGAATCACCAGCAACCAGTAACCCCGCCCCCGAGCGGGGTTTATTTTGTCCGGAGCATGCAAAGTGCCCCGTAAGCGCCAGCGCTGGCGCCGCGATAATCCGCCATCAATTGATGGAGCCCCGTGTAATGACTGGATTGAAATGCAATTGCAGGCCTCGGCATGTAGCGGTGGACATGATGATTGTTATTGATGGCTTCGAAGATATCGGCTTGCTTTGCTTCAAGGCGCCTATTCCGATGCCGGGTAGCAATAGCGGGCCGTTCGCCATGTATGAAACGGAAGCCGGGCACGCGTGGAAATTCCTTGAGGCCGTCCACGGGAAGAAGCTCACGGCGAAGATCGTTTCGGGCGCAAAAGGCATTGTCTTGTACACGCTCAGCGGGGTTGTTATTAGTGAGCCTGGCGCGTTCTATGACTGGGGGGACACTTCGGCATTGATGACTGTGACGGCGCGGTTGCGCTGGGATAGCGCTGAGCGGGTTGAGGTCGCGGTGGGCGCTAAGGATCGAACCAAAGCGTTAGCATCACAGGCAGTTGAAATCCCATGATCCCCGAAGCCCGGTTTTATCTGGAGGTGCGCAAGTTCGCACTGACTGAGCCGTCGTATTCATCCCGTCGCCAAGTGGTGCGCAGTTTCCCGAGCGAGCGCTATCACCTGCCCATGATGGCGCTGCGCGTGTACGGTGACGCCACTGAGACGCTGGCGATCATGGCGGCAGCCGGGCTGTCGACGGTTGACTCTGAGCTGATCGAAAAAGACGTGGTGCTGCCTACCAGAGAGCACTTGGCCTACCTCAAGCAGAAATGCGGCATCGTTACCGCTACAAGGTCGGTGCGCTGATGGCTGCCAAGAAGGGGCCGAGCGCCCGCGACCCGCTGGTGGTAGCAGCGAACAAGTTGAGTGCCGAGGCGCGCAAAAGCTTTGAGGCTGACCGCAAGCAGCGGATCGGTGATCAGAGCGCGATTCTGTCCGCCGACGACATGGCGGGGCTGTACGACCACAAGCGGGGGCTGTTCACCACACTCGGCGGTGAGTTCAGGCCGCTGACCGTTGACGACCTGATCGCATTCCGGGCGGCAGTACACGACATTCAGCGCCGTCACGGTCAGCGCAAAGGCAACGTGCCGGTGTCTGGCGCCAGCGGCGGCATCCTGGCCAAGCAAGTGATCAACCTGTCATCGCCAGACGACCGGGCGCGCGCCACCCGCGAGATTCACCGAATCATTCCCGTCAGCAACAGCGGCGGCGTGGTGCATATCCAGACCAACGCCAGCGCAAAGTCCGACGTGGCCAGGCACCACGTCTATGTGCAGTTCCTCGACTACGACATGGTGCTGGCCGACGGCAACAACGCGCTTGAGGCTGCGCGCCGAATGCTGGCGGGCAAACTGAAGTTTGACTGTGACTGTGGCCGTCACACCTACTGGTACCGCTATATCGCGAGCATCGGCAACTTCAACTACGGGCGGCCCGAGGACGGTTTTCCGCGCATCCGAAACCCGACAATGAAGGGTATCGCCTGCAAGCACGTCATTCGTGTGATGGCGACCATCACCGCCGGGGCGACCTTCAACCTTTACGCCAAGTCGATGATCGAGCGCGGGCGCCGGACACTCAGCAACAAGAAGTCGCTGGTCACCGTGGCCGAGCAGCAACAGTTCGTTGAGCAGGCCCTGAAGGACGTCAAAAAGGGTAAGCGCGGCTCAGTGATCCGCACGTCTGAAGAGAAGAAGGCCCAGCGCCAGGCGCAGCCGTCGTACCAGCGCCAGCAGGAAGCGCGCAGGGTGAAGGCTGCCAATGACAAGTTACGTGCCAGCAAGCCCGACAAGGTGAACAGGAAGGTTTCAGCCGTCCAGCACCAGGCACTGACCGCGGCCATGAAGGCTCAAGGCTTCAGCGCGAAACAGATCGCCGCAGCGCTCAGCGCCGTAGAAAAGACTTAGGGGTAAAACATGCTTCATAACGTGGCCATTCAAATCAACCGGGCAAACCGCCAGCGCACGCTGCGCGAACCCAATGCCATCCCCTGCGTGCTCTTCGACAAGAAGGTGACCCGTACCAGCGACGACGCGACCGCAGACGGCTATCCAACCATCGGCCCGCTGGGCGTGATGAGCGATGAGGACGAAACGGCTTACGAGTGGGTTGAGACGGGCGAGGCGATGATTCACTTTTCCCAAGGGTACGCCGCGCCCTTGGGTAACACCTCCGACGACAATAGCCGGATGGATTACGCGGATGGCATCCTTGAGGCGTCTATTGAGCCGCTGGCGGATCCCGGTACCGAAGGTTATGTGCAGCCCGGTAAGCGCATGCTGGTATCAGTGCTGATGGGGGGCGGGGTGATCGTCAACTTTGAGATTGTCGACGTCACCGGCAACGTGAACATTTTTCCATACACCCGCAAATACCTGCTGAACCCTCGGCCAGACGAAGAGGCGAGCGAGGATCTAGACGAGTAAAGCCAGCCGGTGGCATGGTGGGCGCATTATTGTGGCTCATTGGAGAGCGCCCCATGCCCCCGGAACAAGAACGCCTCAAGGTGAAGATCGTTATTGAGATTGAGGCCATCGAGACAAAGGATATCGGCGACATGATCGACAACGCCGTCGATGCCATCAAGTTTGGTTCCGCGCGTGGCAATGGCACACTGCTGGGCGGGAAAGGCAGTTACACCTATGAGGTTGTCGACAACCTGCCGCGCAAGCCGATGACGCCGGAAGTGTTGTTTGAAATGTACAACGAGCACCGCGAGCCGGGCGAACCCACCTTAGAGACGATCATTGACCTGACCATGGAAGGCGGTGATGAAGCGGCGGAATGGTGGCAAGACCTGAGCGAGCAAGAGCGGTACCAGTGGTTGACCACGCATGAAGGCGTGACCACACCGCTACAGGCTTGGCAGAAGCACAGCAAGGGCGCCCGATAGACCGCCGACCAATGCAAAATCGATAAGCCTCGACGCCATTGCGCCGGGGCTTTTTTGTGTCCGATTGACGCGCAAACCGGCGCCGGGGAAGGCGTTTTTGCGCCTGTACGCTGGGGGTTAATTCAAGCCTCAGTGTGTACGTGAATGGCTAATTCAACTGAACCCCAAAAAGGGCTGGTGTCGCGATTCATTGGTGGCGCCCGTGACCTGATCATGGGCGGCCAACTCTCCGACATGAGCGCCAGCGAAGCCAATCAGCACGCGATGCGGCGACTGGATCAAGTGGACACCTTCGATGCGGATTATGTCGGCGTCGAGATGTTGCTGGGCAACTCCGGCAAGCCGGTGCGCACCCGCTCGCAGATTTACATGAAATACCATTTCATGATGCAGGAAGGGCTTATCTCCACGGCCCTGCGCAACAACGTCCAGATGGCACTTGGCGGGCACGAAACCACCGGGGAAACCGTTTTCCTTGAGGCGAAGCCGCATATCAGTCGTGCTGATCAGAAGATGGTCGACGAGCTGGCGCCAGTCATCAAGATGCTGAACGACAGCTGCCACTCCATGGGTTTCAACGCTGCCGGGTTTGGCGACTCCTACGCTCGCGCGTACACCATCAAGGGCGAAGGGCTTGTGGCGTTCGACCATGAAACGCTCTGGACACCGCTGGTGCAGCCCTATGAAGAACTGGGCCGCACAGTTGGTTATGTAGTGAGCTTGGGCGAGAAGATGCAGAGCAAGCTCAGCCACATGGATATCGTGCGCTGGAAAATGCCGCGCATGCTGGTGCTGCCTCAGACGAAAATCATTGAGAACGCGCAGAAGATCAATCTTGAAGCCGTCAACCTGCGCGATGTCATGCCGCTCCCGGGGTTGGTGGGCGGTTCGTTGCTGGAGGCCGCTGAGCAGGACTTTGACAACCTGTATTCGGCGCTGCGCGGTCTGGTGGGGCAGCGTATCGCTAGCTCTATCGAAGAGGTTCTGCTGACGATTGACCTGGCCGACACCACCAAGGAACAGCGCGCCAAGACCATCGAGAACCTGACCAAAATGCTCACCGCCATGAAAGAGCGGGCGCACAAGCAGATTCAGGAAGGCGTTTATTCGACGTCCCGTAATTTCAACGTTATTCCGGTTTCCAACAACAAGCAGCTGACCCAAGTGAGCAGCATTGCTTCCGGCGCCAACGGCCAGAACCTCGGCATTGAAGACGTGATGTTTCACGCCAAGAAGCTGGCGGGCACGCTCGGTACCGATATTTCCCAAATGGGTTTCGCTGATCAGTTGTCGGGCGGCCTGGGCGACGGCGGATCGAACCGCACCAGCGCCATGGGCGCCGAACGCGCTCGGATGATGCGCACCAGCTACACCAAGACCTGCAACGACACCATCGACCGCCACATGATGGCCAAGTACGGCAAGTGCTGGCCGGACACCGAACGCCCTTACACGATCAATTTCTACGGCGGTATCGCGGCGCTTGAGGCCGAGAAACAGTCGAGCTCCGAAAAAGCGATGAACAAGGCCGCGATTCTCGTGCAGATCCTTGCGCAGCTGCGTGAGCTGGGTCTGCCGGAAGACGTCGTGGTGTACATGCTGGCCAAGGTCGCGGAAATGGACACAGAGGGCGCGGAAATGTTCGCCAAGGGGCTGGCCAACGCGAAACCACCGGTACAGCCAGGCGGTGGCGGCGACTTCGACATGGATCTACCACCAGGCGCGAACGCTGGCGGCAACAAAGACAACGAGGACAATCTAGATGAGTAAGCGCACGGGCGTGATCCGCTACAACCTGAACGACATCAAGCGCAGCTTCACCGGGCAGAAGCGCGCAATCGACATTGATGCCGCCATGCGCTTGTTCAACGGTGCGGCGCTTCAGGAGTCGATCCGCAAGGGTGACATCTATGGCTTTATCGGCCACCAGTACCGGGAGAAATACGGGCTGGACGTTCCGGAAACCGTCATGGTGGACAACGTGCCTGTAGTGCTTGAGCCGACGTGCCGCACGCTCTACCTCAAGTGCTACCCAAATGGTGACGTGGAGCACGAGCAAGAGTTTCTTGATACCGCGCCGGGGCGTGTTGGCGCGCGTCTGTGGGACAGCAAGGCCTATGGCTTCAGTTCGGCAATCTACGCGCCTGAAGAGAACGGCCTGCGCGTGCCCAAGGGGTATTTCGGCATGGATCTGGTGCGTGCGCCGAACTACGACAACAACCGCGGCTATGCGGTGATGCTGGACAGTGTGACGCCGGGCGTATTCGCGCCGGTCGACACCTTCCCAACGGAAAGCGCCGCGCTGCTGGATTCGGTCGACAACATGATCAAAGAGTCTGACGCCTTCGCCGAAGGGCTCAGTAACGACATCTTGAAGCAATACAAAATCAACGATGAACTGACTGAGTACAACGCCAGGCTGCTGGAACGTCTGCGCCAGGCGAAGATCGAGGCGCCCATGCTCGACAGCGCACCGGCGGTGATGGAGCGCGGTATCAACATGGATCCGGGCACCGCAATGCTCGACAGCGCGAACCGATTCATGGCCCGCACTGAGCTGCCCGGCTACCAGCCTGAGCCGGAGAAGGAAGACGACAAGGGCGCCATGGCCACCGTTACCAGCGGCGTCAAGAAAGTCCTGTCGGTTGTTGGTTCCGTCCTCGGTGGGCAGTAAGCCATGGCCATCGAACATGATTCGTCGACCGGCTTTCTGCGCGGCGAGAGTATTGCTGATGAGGTTGAGCAGCTGGCGCAAGAGCTGAAGCTGCTGCGCCAGATCGAGAGCAACACCAGCGCTATCGTCAAGCACCTGGGCGGCCTGAGCCAGCGACGTCCGGCAGTGCAGCCCGAACCTGCTGGCGCTCGCCGCGCATCGATCAGCACCAGCGCCGCCGCCAACGATCCAGCCTCACCGCGTTCGCCTTCGCGTTCCGGTGGCGGGAGTTCGGGCCGTCCTGTGTCTGAGCGCATGGCGGCCACACCGCGCCAGGCGGGAACACGAGACGCTTCCGGACGCTTCACGGGTGGCAGCAGCTCGGCAAGGGGCGCCAGCGCAGACGGATCAATGGGCCCAGGCGCCGCCCAGGCAATCGGCAGTTCGATTGTCGACGCAGCCAAGGACATGAGCAGCAAGCTGACCGCCGACGTCGACAATGTTGACCCGGCTATTCAGGCGGCCAAAGAGGTGAGCAGCCTGCTGTCGCCAGCCCTGTCACTGTTCAAGCCGCTGGGGCGCCTGTTCGGGCGCGACAAGGACGCCAAGCAAACCAAAGAGCACCGGGAGAACGTCACCTGGCTGCGCCGCATCTGGCGAGGCCAGGAAGACGCGAACAAGGGTAAGGGCCGTGGTGGGATGGGCGGCATGCTCGGGATGCTGCTGGCGCTCGTTGGCGCTGTGCTGGCGCCGTTCAAAGCGCTGGGGCGGCTCTTGGGTGCTTCTCGGCTATTGAAGGCTGCCAGCAGCCTCCTGCCGGGCCGTCGCTCCCGTCGCTCTTCTCGTGGTGGGGATGTCGGTGGGCGCAGTGGGCGAGGGCGGGACAACTCCCACTCCCGTAATGCCTTGAGCGCAGACGGCTCACCAATTGATGGCAAGGGGAAAGCTGCCGCGGCGGCTGCGAAAGACGCAAAAAACGCAGCCAAAGCCGCATCCGCAACGAAAGGCGGCGGCCTTAAGGGGCTGCTGAAAAGTATGGGTGGCGGTGCGGCGAAGTTGGGCAAGGGGCTGCTGAAAAAGATCCCCTTTATCGGCGCCTTGTTCGGTGGCGCAATGCTCGCGTCCGACGCGATGGCAGATGACGATCCAAACCTGTCTCCCGAGGAGAACAAGAAAAACAAGTGGGGCAACGTCGGCAGTGGTGTCGGCGGCATCGTTGGTGGCCTCGTGGGCATGCTCGGCGGCCCTGCTGGCGTCATCGCTGGCGGCATTATCGGTGATGCCTTGGGCGGTTTGGTCGGCGAGTGGCTGTCGACCGTGGACTTGGATGCAATCCCGGGCAAGATCGGTGATGCCTTCAACAGCTTGAAGGATGGCGCACTTGAAGCGGCCACCGCTGCATTCAACTTTGTATCGGATGGCTTCAAGGGCTTCCTTGATGTACAGGCCAAAGCCTTCACCGCTGTTGGACAGTGGATCAAAGACGCCTGGAACAAGGCCACCGATGCGGTGCTGGGCGTTAAAGACACCGTGATGGACAAGGTGCAGGACGGCAAGGATTACGTGGCCGACAAGGCGAGCAGTGTCGCTGACGCCGGTTCAAACATGCTCTACAAGGCAACGGGCGGGAAGTTTGGATCGAGCAGTTCCAACGCCGCCAAGGATCAGCTGATTCAGGCCATGGACGCGGGCGGCATTACAGACCCTAAATCCAAGGCCATGCTGATGGCCAACGTTGACCACGAGTCGGGCGGTTTCACGAAGAAAGAAGAGAACCTGAACTACAGCGCCAAGCGCTTGCAGGAGGTTTTCCCCAAATACTACAAGGATGCCGAGTCAGCCCGCGCCGACGCCAACAACCCCGAGGCTATCGCCAACAAGGTCTATGGCGGGCGTATGGGGAACAAGGATCCCGGCGACGGCTACAAGTTTCGCGGGCGTGGGGCGTTGCAGCTGACCGGGCGCGCCCAGTATGAGGAAATGGGCAAGAAGCTGGGCGTAGACCTTGTGAACAACCCTGAGCTGGCGGCGGATCCGAAGTATTCGGCGCAGATCGCGGTGCAGCACTGGAAAAGCTCCGGCGCCGACAAGGCGGCTCAGGCCGGGGACATGGTCAAGGCGCGCAAGCTCACGAACGGCGGCACCAACGGCCTGGCCGACGTGCAGAAGAAGTACGAAGAAACCTATCTGGCGCAAGCCAAGGCGGGCGATCTGACGCCTACCCGGCGCGCGGACGAAATGAAGGTAGCGGCGCCCGCGGCAGTCGGCACGGCGGTGGCCAGCACCATGGCGGCGGTGGCGTCACCCAAAAGCCTTGCCGGGGCCCAGGCCGCTACGCCAATCGGCATCATGGCCCCCTCACAGGTTCGCCCGGTGTCCGTGGCAAACAACGCGATACCGGCAACGCTGGCGGCCCCCAAAGTGGCGAGCTATGCGCCAGCAGCGGCAGACGCCAGCCAAGTGAAGATTCCAAGCATGGCCGAGGTGAAAGCGCCACCGCCGGGATCTGGTGGGGGCAAAGAAGGCCCTACGACGGTGAACCTTGAAACGCCGCTATCGCAAAACGTACAGGATAGGAGCATTGCTCACGTCTCCGCTGGCGGGATTGGCATGCAGTTGTAACCCGCAAACCGCTGCCGAAAGGTGGCGGTTTTCTTTGCCAAGATGCCGCAAAGCATTCTGAGCGCGCCCGTCATGGCCGAAACGTTAAACACTGACCTGATTTTTCGCATGATCGCGCACTGGTGGGCGACCAAGCCGAACACCTACTACGGCAGCACCTACGGCAACCCCGTCGAGGAAATGCTGCAAAAGCCGCTCAACTCGCCGTTGGCCGATTGGTTCCTGGCCAAGCTGCTCAAAGACATTCCTGTGTTGGGCGCGTTCCCGCCGGGGACGATCAACCTGTATGCCACGTCCGAGGGCATCGAGATCAAAAACGTTCATATCGAAGTGGCCGGGCAGATGCTGAGCCTTTCCGACTTGTCAGAGGTATCCCGTGGCAATTACTAAAGACCAGTTCCTACAGAGCGCCGTAGACGAAATCACCAATTACCCGACCTTGACCAAGCGCTTCCAGATCGGTGATCCGCTGATTACGCAAGGGCTGGCGTCCATGGCGGCCATGCTCGCCGACGTGGCCAATCAGGTGGAGGTAACAGCGGGTGAGACTTACCTGAAGGCGCGCGACGTGACAGTGCTGGCGGACGCCTCGGTAAAGGGTGTTCTGCCATTCGGTCGCCCGTGCATCGCCGCCATTACCGTCACGAACGGCGGCACGAAACTGCTGAAGATCCTCGGCGGGCGCGTGCTGCGCGATCAGAATGGGCGTATGTGGCGGGTTACGACCGGCGCCCAAGTAGCAGCTGGTGGCACTGGCACCATCGTCGCCCGCCAGGTGGAGCTGCGAACCGTGACGCATGCGGTGGCGCAGAATCAGCCGTTTTATCCTGTCGAACTGGCAGAGCCTGATATTGGCTATATCGCTGAAGTAACTGTGACCGGTTGGGAGTACGCCCCCGAGTTCTGCAACGTGCTGGATGGCGATCTGGTCTATCACATTCAGACCGATGAAAATCAGGTGCTCAGTCTGGTGTTCGGCGTTACCGGTCTGGCCGGGACACAGCCAGCCACAGGCACAAAGCTCAATATCTCCATCTATGACACCGAGGGCGAAATCAGCCCGAGCGTGGGCATGGCGTTTTACTTCGAATACACCGATGCCACGGAGAAGGCGACCATGGTGCTGTCTGACGTGAGCCAGGCGGGTGAGGCGCCCATGAGCGTCACGACCATGCGGGAAATCTGCTCGTTTCCGGGCATCTACAGCGAGAACGCCGTTTACCGGGCCAACTTCGACTTTCTGGTGCGCAAAAAGCTTGGCGCTGTCACGTTCCTCAACGTGTGGAACGAGCTGAAAGAGGAATCGGTGCGGCCCGCCAGCGTCGAGAACATGAACAAGCTGTTCGTGTCCGTGTTGAAGAACGGCGTAACCCCGAGCGCGCTGCAAAGCGAAATCAGGCTGATCATCACCACTGCCGATAACAGCTACCGCATCAAGTTCGTGGACGCGATTGAGAAGGCGGTACCGCTCAAGCTCACCCTCTACGTTCCCTCGACATATGACTCTGCGGCAACGATGCAGGCCGTGCGAGCGCTGATCCTTGAGAATTACGGGCGCGAATCTGACTGGGCCAAGCGCGGCGAAGCGAAGATGCTTAAGAAAGACATCTACGACCTGCTGCGCAAGAACATTCCGGCGCTGACACAGCGCGTTGCTGATATCTCTGTCGACATGATCGGCGACGACACGGCGGACTTACCCGAACACTTCCGGTACGTGACTGAAGAGAGCCTGGAAGTCGTCACGGAGACAGCGAACTGATGGAACTCAAGCCATTACTGCGCAGCGCCGAATATGACGCCATTGAATCCGAGTTCAAGGCGCTGTTTGTCAGCCTCTACCGCAAAAATCTGGCGGGCGACGTCATTGACGCCAACACCCTCGGGATGCCGCACCTTGGGCCGGACGCCTTTATCAGTCGCGGGCTGAACAACGACGGGCTGGCGCTGCTCAACGACACCACCAGCGACAAGACCCGCATGCTGTTCAAGGCCTGGCGCTATCTCAATCCCCAGCGTGGCACGCACTTCCTGAAATTCTACCTGCGGGCGCTGTTCGGCGACGTCTTCACCATTGATCAGATGTGGTGCCTGAAGCCTGAAAAGGAGGGCGTGTACCCGGTCGACCTGATGACGGAACATGAGATTGAGCTGGCCGGGCTGGAGCTGACCGACTACTTCCTCACCAGCCGCTTGCGCGTGGACATCGAGACGGAAATCGTTCCGGAGCGGATTCTGACCGCCGCCCGTACAGCAGTGGCTGCGCGGTTCGTGCTGGATCTGCGCGCCGCCCGCCGGGCAGCTTTGGCAATCCCGATTGCGTGTATCGCCTATGGCTTCAACGTAGGCCGCATTTCCGGGACGTCGCAATTTCACCCGCGCGACGTCGGCGCCTATACCCGCATTGGTCCAGGCATCAAGGTCGGCGGTTCGAACCTGCTGTTCAGTTCGCGCGACCGCTTGGACATGCAAACCTTCACCAAGTAGGGCCGTTTTTCGGCCTTACGCTTTGCCATAAATAACCGCCGGGGGCTTTATGGCAGATCCTTTAATTCTCAATCCCACGCTGACGCTCGCCGGTCAGGCTGCGGCGTTCAACGCCAGCAATACCAGGATTGAACTCATCGTAGACAGCGTTTCGTTCGGCTTGGCCCACTACGACCCTGACGGCACCGAGGTGGCGTTGGTCAGTCCAGTGGGTAGCCGTGTTCCCTTTGCTGGCGGTAGCCGCCCTACGCCTTACCAGCTGCGGATCAGCGCCGCATGGAAAGAGGACGTAGGCGACGTTCCGATTGGCGAGATTGCATTCTGGGCTGGCGATACCCTTGCGTTTGTCTGGTCGAAAGCCAACGGACAAATCGCGTCCTACAAAACCAATGGCGTGGCCTACGTCATGTTCGCGGATCTGGCCTTTGCACAGGTACCGGCGAACAGCATTACCATCGTCATCGATCCCGACCAAAGTGCGGCGCTGGCAGCCCTGTCCGAACATGAGGGGGCCGCGAACGCGCACCCGCAATACCTGTTGCGTGCAGACGTGGCGAAGGATGCAGGCCCGCTGATGGGGCTGAAGCATTCTGCTGGTAGTGCGGCGAATGCGCTGCTGCTGGAGCTGGACGCGCCCGAGTCGGCTTTGCCTACGCTGGCGAAATTCCAGCGCTTCCAGTTCGTGGCCGCCAGCACCAACACAACGCCGGTAACCGTCAACATCGAAGGGCTTGGCGTCAAGGCAGTGAAGCGGGGCGGTGATACCGGCCTAGTGGATCTGGATGCGGGCGATATCAAAGCCGGATCGCTGTACGACCTCAACTACGACGGCGCAGTGTTCCAGCTGGGCGGCGGCGTGGGCAGCGGCAAGGCTTTCGAGCGGTTTTCCTTCACGGCGGCAGTTGCTCAGTCAGTGTTCACCTTCCCGCACGTTCCCGGCAGCATCATCGCGCTGCGTAACGGTCGGGAGGTTTACGACTTCGCATCGGCTGCCGACGGCTCAAAGGTCACGTTGGCGATTCCTTGCAACGTCGATGACCGCATGGAATTCCTCGCGTTCAAGTCGTTCAAGGTGGCAGACAGCTACACCAAAGCCGAAGTGTTGGAATTGCTTAAAACCTCTTCTGGCTTGCCAGTAGGCAGCATGCTTCCAATGCCGAACGCCACCGTTCCGCCGGGCTATTTGGAGGTGGATGGCAGCGTGCAAAGCATTGCGGCATATCCGGATTTGGCTGCGTACCTGGGCATGATCTTCAACAAGGGCGATGAGGGCGCAGGTAACTTTCGCCTGCCAGAATCGCGCGCCGAGTTCCTGCGTGGCTGGGATCATGGGCGCGGGGTTGATGCCGGACGTGCGGTTGGCAGTTATCAAGTCGGCACTAAAGTTCAAGGTGACGACGGTGTCGGCCCAACGGTTCAAGGAATTGCCAACGTTGCGCAGATTGATGCTGATCCTGCGCCGGGATTCGCTGCGGATATCAACTACACGGCGACAGGGATGCAGTCCGGTTCCTTTGGCACGGCATATTGGCGAACTGTGCGCCCGCGCAACTTGGCGGTGATGTGGTGCATCAAGGCCTGGAACGCGCCGGTCAATCAGGGGCAGATTGATATCGCAGCATTGGCGTATCTCGCAGCGCAAGCCTCTGAACAAAATCAAGGCACCGCAAAAATCGCAACTCAATCTCTAACAGATGCAGGTGCTGATGACGCCACCATCGTTACGCCGAAAAAGCTACGCATGGGTGTGTCTTGGAACTTCGGCGTCAACGGCTGGCTTGCACTGCCGTCGTGGCTGGGCGGCGTGATTATCCAGTGGGGGCAGCAGACGGCGCAGGTGGGCACGACGATTGTGACCAATACCTACGCATTCCCGATGGCCTTTCCAAATCAAGTTTTCCGAATTTTGGGTTACCGGAGTTCCGAATTGCAGAACAGCAACAGCATTACAACCGATCATTTTTTTGCGGCGAACGTCCTCAACTGGTCGGTAGTGCATGTGCGTTCTTCGGGAAGTCTAGCCATTCCGTTCGTCTATCTGGCCATCGGTCGCTGAGGTGAGCATGAAATACGTAGTCGTTAACGATGCAGGGGAAATCATTGGGCGGTTTGACTCAAGCTTTCACGCAGTCATTCCTAAGGGCGCAATCCGCATCACAGAAACGCTTTGGAATTCAACGCTGAATGATACGGATGGCGTTTGGCGATTGGTTGACGGTGAGCTAGTCAAGCAGCCACTGCCCGAAGCCCTAGTGTTTCCCGACGCGGATGCCCGCGCATGGCGTGATGCTGAGATTGCGCGTATTGCGTGGTTGCGCGACCGGCACCGGGACGAACTCGAAATGTCCGCTGAAACCACAATCACCACAGAGCAATACGTCGAACTGTTGGCGTATATCAAAGCGCTGCGTGATTGGCCTCAATCGTCGACGTTCCCCGCCGAAGAAGAGCGCCCAGTCGCTCCGCAATGGCTCTCCATCGCACAGGAAAATGCTCAATGAGCCGTTCTGATGATTTGGCCGATATCGAAAGCGGCCTGCTCGCCATGCGCGGGATGAACAATGCAGTAATCACCGCCGCCAAGGCGCTCACAGACAGCGAGACGGGTTTCCTGCTGGTGGATGCTACAGCGGCGGGTTTTACGCTCACGTTGCCGCCCGCGACCCGCTCGATGGATATCCGGGTGCAGCGGGTGGACAACAGCGGTAACCGTCTGGTGGTACAAGCAGCTGGCGCCGAAAAAGTGCTGTTCCACACCCATCTGCGCCCCGAGGGTTATCCATTCTTCGTTCTGATGGGCGCCGGGGACTTCTGGCATCTGCGCAGTGACGGTAATGGCAACTGGCGGGTGATTGATCGCATGGACGCCACGCCGCTGGGGCGCCCGGTGTTCGAAACCACCATGGCGTTTTCGCCAGGCGGCTGGGTTGCACATACAGGCCTTTTGTATGTGCGATCTGAATGGCCTTGGGTATGGGATCACGCACAGCAATCTGGATTGCTCACTACCGAAGCGGCACGCGCCGGTAAAGAGGGCTGCTGGACATCCGGTGATGGTGCGACGACTTTCCGAGCGCCAGAAGGGCGAGGCGTGTTTATCCGAATTCTTGATGAAGCCCGTGGCTTAGACGCCTCGCGAACGGCGGGTAGCTATCAGTCTGACGGTGTGGGCGACATCAAGATGGCGCTACTAGCGGTTAATAACGGTGGCCCGCAAACAACGACCTCGCTAGGCGGTTCGGTTCTGAATGGCACGCTTACCGCCACTGGGGCTGCCGCGGGCACGATGGTTAACAGCTACTTGCTGTCCCAAGTAATCACCCCGGCCAGCGATACTCGCCCAAAAAACATTGCCTACCCTGGCCGACTGAAACTGATCTGAGGTGTCTATGACTGCGATTTATCTAATCACCGATTGCGGCGCATTGTCTGGCCCTGTGAGTTTCCCTGTAGTGCCGGGAGTGGGCCCCCAGCTGCCCAGCGATGCCATTGAGTTGCCTGGGAAGTTACTGCCGCCCGACGAAGGCAAGGTGTGGGCGCTCGTTGACGGCGCGCCCGGCCAGTTGGTCGACTACCGCGGCAAGATCTACAGCACCGCGACCGGCGAGCCTCAAGAGCATATTGCGTTGGGCGAACTCCCTGACGGTTTCACCAGCGAACCGCGCCCATCGCTTGGACATAGCTGGACTGACGGCGCATGGCAGCTTGACCCGGTACTGGTGGCCAAGCTGCACAAGGACGCGCAGAACCTCGCGTGGGAGCGGATCAAGGCCGAGCGCGATCAGCGCGTGCTGGCGGGGTTTCACGTCGGTACAGAGTGGGTGCATTCCGATCTGTTCAGCCGAAGCCAGTGGCTCGGTCTGAAAGACAACGCCCGTGACGCACTGGCGGCTGGCGGCACGATGGCCACCGCGCTGCGTGACAGTGAAGACAAACCCATTGTGTGGAAAATGCTGGATGGCTCATTTACTCCGGTAACGGCGCAGCTGGCATTCGACGTGGTGGCCGCGGTCACTCGCTCCGATATGGCCATTTACACAGTCGCCGAGGCGCACAACCGCGCCATGCGTGTCGTCGACGATCCAGCCGCCTACGACTACGCCACCGGCTGGCCACAAACCTATGCAGAGTGGGCGCAAAGCGAGGCCGAGACGCCTGAGATAATTCCTCCGCCCGAGCCAGTACCAGACACTGAGCCGGAACCTACAGAGGAAGGTGCTCAATGACGCAAACGGTGCAGGTGCTGTTCACCCGGCGCAGCTTGATCGGCAGTCTGCTGATTCGTGGTGTTACATGGTCGGCGTTCAGCCATGTCGAAATTGTTCTTGGCGATCAGGTCATTGGCGCCAACATGTTCGGCGGCGTGACGCTGACACCGCTCAAGGAACGGCTGGCAAAGTCCAGCTACGCCGCTCGGGTCAACATGCCCTGTGCCAGCGCTCAGGCAGTCAAAGACGCCGCCCTGAGCAAGATCGGCGCCGGTTACGACTACCTGGGGCTGTTGGGGATCCTCCTGCACTCCAAGCGCCTGCAATCGAAAGATCGATTCTTCTGTTCCGAGTTCGTGGCCTGGGCGTTCAACGAAGGCGGCACACCGTTGTTACGGTCTGAGCTGGGGGCGCGCATCACGCCCCAGCACCTTTGGATGCTGCCAGGCGCTGCGCAGACGTCCGGCCATCCCATCACGCTGCTCGACGTGGCTTAACGAGGTTCGCAATGAACGAAATGAACGGCAGCTTTATCCAGCAAAAGGAGGCGTTTGGCTGGTACCTGCTCGACTGGTTTAAGGCGATTTACGCGGATACTTCGGCAGTCAGGGACTTCAAAGAGCGCCGCCCGGCTCAAGCCATGCAATGGGCGTCCGGGCGGATGCTGGACAAGGTTGAAGCCATGCTGGCGCAGTACCGCAAGAACGAAAACGGCCCGCCAGGCGCGACGACGAAACTGCCGGTGCTGCTGCTGGCCACCGATGATGATTTTTTGGGTACCGGCGCCGATTGGGGCGGCCACCACACCGGCTTTGAGCGCGTGCAGATCCTTGAAGGCGGTTCGTGGTACGACTACCGGCAAGACATGCACGACCGACGTATTCAGCTTGTGATCGTCGCCAGCGACGGCGACTCGGCCAAGTCGCTGGCGGCGCAGCTGAGCGCTTTCATGCAGGAACCGCATCGCCGCTACATGGATGCCAAATACAAGTTCGGCCAATACGAAGTTCCGGCGCCGATGCAGCTGGAGACGAAGCGTATCGACTGGATGAAGGTGGACGTCGATCAGAAGAACATCAAGATCCTGGCCGCCGACGTCGCGCTCAAGTGCGTTGTACCGATCTTCCGGGCGCCAGCTGAAGGCGAGCCAAACGACGGCAGCACCAACGTACCGCCAGGCTACCCAACCATTCAGACGGTGAACATGCGTCAGCGCATTGGCCACGACTTCGAACACATGGTGGACGGCAATGAACGTCTACTTAAGTGAGAGCGGCGACCAGCTGCCCACCGACGTGGTTATTCGGTGGGTGAGCCGGTCGGACTTGACGCCGATCCCACGCAGCCTGGAGTTCACAGTGAAGCTGATCGACGGCTTGGAAGCCAAGCTGAAGCGGGGCGTCACTGTCTGGTCTGGCCGGGAGAATCTGGCTTACAAGATCGTCAAAACTCAGAAGGCGCCGCCGTTGGGTGAAGTGCAGGGCAAAGACCAGCAGCAAGCAATGAGTGTTATCGCGTTGCTGGCCAGCTGCGCACCGTTGGCCGAACCGCTGGCGCAGGCCGTGGTGATGGAGGACGCGGCATTCTCCGCCATCCTGCGCAGTTGCGGCGCCTATCTGCGCATTGGTAGCGACTTTTCGGTACCGCGCTTCAGCTGCTTTCGTGGCACTCAACCGAGTTACGGAGTGGCCAGGGTGCTGCAAGAAGAAGGCGCCGCGCTGGTGCTGGTCGGTGGCAAGTTGCAGGTTGTGCGCTTGACCGACCTCGCCAAGCAGGCACCGATGGACGATATCGGCCAGGTGGACTCAAGTGCAAAGGTGGACAGCGAGTTTCTTGAGCTTCAGCAAGTCCCGAGCTTCTACAGCGTGGGCGACACCGGGGCTATCGTCACCGGGCAGATGGGCGAGTCGAGGGTAATCAATCTGATGCCGCGCGGCGATCAGCGCCAGCTGCGCAACGCCTCGTGCGTGCTCGTGCGTACCAAGACCGTCGACTCCCAGCAGTGCCAGCAGATTCAGGCCGGTAGTGTGCTGTCGGTAGGCGGGGAGAATCTTGTGGTCATCACCGCCGCACACGCGGCTATGCAGAAAACCGGCGCGATGGAGAGCACCAGCCGCCTGTGGATGGGGAAACTGGTCAATGCTACCTAATTACGCGCCGGGCTTTGTTCGCTCAGTGGACGCCAACCGTGAACGCCGGGAGATCCGCGTGGAGATCCCGCCCTACACCGACGGCGCCTCGACGTTCCCGCTCGCCGAAATGTGCTACCCGATTGGCTGCGACTCAACCAACACGGAAATCCGCGTGGTTGTTGGCATGCCGGTGTGGGTGGCGTTCCGCAACGGTGATCAGCGTTACCCGATCATCGTGGGACACCGCCCGGTGAACACCGGCAACGAGCAATCAACCCGGCGCTGGAACCACGATAACTTCGAATTCAACGCCGACAAGGTATTCACCATCAACGCGGGCGAGAAAATTGCGCTTGTCGTCGGCGGTACCAGTCTGGTGCTGACACCTGAGTCAATAGCAGCCATTGCAACCGCATTGAGCATCAAAGGGCCGGTAACGCAGACCGGCGGAGACATCACCAGCGACGGGATCAGCGTGCAGCGCCATACGCACAAGGACAGCTTGAACGCGCCTACCAGTGAGCCATTGCCGAGTTAAGGAGAGGACGACCGTTCGTCGGGAGACGGCGCAGATAGGGGGCTTCAGCGCCCCCGTTTGTCCGGGGATAAACGGGGATAGACTTGTGTTTTTATACAGGCTGTACAAATGGCCACTATGGCGTATTGATGATTCTCGCGGTTATTCTGCGCGCCAGATACGACAAGACCCGCTATAAGCGGGTCTTGAAGGGCTAATGCGGAGGTGCAAACTCCTTTAGCCTTGAGTCGAGGGGAATCCTTTGCTTTGGCGGCGGGGGAACTCGACTCTGTAGGTCAATTCTGGCGCGATCTCGCGTCCTTGTCTACAGATTCGCCCCCTCACTCATCGAGCAGTCGCGCTTTTTCGCGCGCCCGAGTTGTTTTCGTGCGCCCGAAATGGACGTAAGCGTATGCGATAGATGGGGTTGGATATCAAGCGATTGTTACCCGTCTTTGCGACTGTACGGCCCAATGGGGATTCATTGCACAGGGCCGACCGTGCGACGCGCTTCACGCCTTCCCAGGCTCGCAACCTGGGGGCATTACCATGTGGGCAAGGGGAATAGACCGGCACCACGTTAAAAACGCCGCGGGGATCGTCCCACAGGACAAGATCCGGTAATGCAGCAGGTCTATGAAGTGTCTACTCAGCGGGCAATGGGGGCAGGAATCTCGCCGATTCTTCCAAAAGTGAGTAGCAAGGCGAACCACTCGAAACCTTTACGGGGCCGGGAGGGCTTGCCTGTTCTGAAGCGCAGCGAAAGAACAGGCAAGCGGGAGGGTTTGCGGCGCAAAGCGCCACATTACGCCCGCGCTTTTCCGCTTCAAAATATCGGGTATTTCCACACACTCCCGAGTATTCGCCCCATGCCCAAAACCAATACCCTGGACTTCTCTTCGCCCGCTGGTGCTGACAAGGCAATCAAACTGATCAGTCAGCAGATGGGGCGTGCGGGACAATCCGTTGTTTCGTCTGAATTCAGTCAGAAACCTCGCCGCAGTTCCGATACGACCTACCGCGAAGCCATGTTGATGCTTGCCAGTGGCCAGACCGTCACCCTGCGAGTGAACAGTACCGGTGATATCTATCAGGTGCTGCTCAATGGATCGGTGAAGCCACTCAAGGAACATTCCGACGTTGAAAAGGCAGTGGGCGAGATTGCTGCCATGGCTGAAAAGAATCAGGTTCCCTTCCAGAAAGCTCAGGCCCGCAAGGCTGTAGCGTTGCCTCGTGGTATGTCCACGCCAAAGCCCAAGCAGGTCGACGCACTGGCGCAACAGGTGAGTGAGCTCGACACTCAAATCAGCGCCCGCAAGTCGACTATTGCTGAACTGGTATCGAAGCTGGGCGGCGCAATGACCGATTCGGTACCGACGGAGCTGGCCAGCCTGGACGATGCGGCCCGCGACGTGCTGACCAAGTTGGCCAAAGCTGAAGGCCAGGTGCTTGAAGATGGCGACGTGCCGAGCAAGGCCGGGCGTGACTCGCTTATCGATCTCGGTTTGATCGACCGTTACACCAACAAGGGCGCCAACGTACTCAACGACAAAGGCCGCGCGTGCGCTGCCATGCTCGACGCGGCACCCCAAGCGACTGAAGAAGCGCCGAAGGGTTTATCGCTGGCCAGCGCCTACGTGGCGGCGCGGGAAATTGTCGCCGCTAGCGGCACCATGCTCGACGACGCAGCTACAGCTGGCGCAATCGCCCACTTGCAAGTCGGCCTTGAGGTGGTCGAGAACAATGGCCCAATCAACCTGGCAGAAGGCAACGTAGAGCAGGCACTGCACGAAATGCGTATGGCCGAATCCTTCCGGACGGCCATCGCGCTGCTCGACAGCGCGAAAGACCGCCAGATGGATGACAAGGCGCTGGATCAGTTGGTGGCCATCGCAAAGGCGGACGCAGCGTCTGAGGACGAAATCACCGACCACGATGCGCTGGCCACTCTGCTGGCGCAGTCGATGCTCGACGTGGCCGAGGGTATCTACTTCCTGTCTGAGAAGGGCCGCCAGCACCTCAATGACAACGGCATGGACGCTTACGGCGAACCCTTCAACGAATAACCGGCGTATTTGATCCAATTTAGCGCTACAAAACATTATAAAATTAATGTTTAATAATCCTCGTCTTGTACGGGGATTATTTTATGCAGGGAAGAATAGGGTTGATGCTCGCAGCCAAGGCCAGCGAGGAAGATTTGCAGTGTGCCGATCAGATCGCCTTCACCATGGAGGCAATCGAGCGTGGTTTCCTTCCGGATGAAATCTGCTTGGAGGAAGTCGGCGAAGCGTTCGACGTTGAGGACGCTGCTCAGTGTCAGCGTGTGGTGCGGCATCTGCTGGCCGTGGCGAGTAAGGGCAGTGTGGGCCGGGCGGTGATGGGCATGCGCCAGCTGTTCGACCCACGTAGCGCTGTGCTGGCGCCGGATTCCGATGTTCTTGAGCTTCATCCGCGTCTGGTGCAGGCGTTGCACGACGCCGAGCAGGCCAAGGTCAGCGGATGGACGGCACTGGCTGCGCCTGGGCAAGTTCAGCCTGGCGACTACCTGAGCTTCACCGTGGGCCGAACGCCGCTATGCGTGAAGGCCAAAGAGATTCTATTTCCCGGTACCGACCGTGAGGAAATCATCTACCGTCGGCGGCGCAATCAGTATTTCATCACAGTGATGGCCATAAACGGCACCAGCACTCACAAGGGCGTAATGGTGCGTTCCGGTGCCCATGGGGGTGTGCAATGATTCTGGCCGGTCAGCAATTCGACGAGCGCTCACTGCTCGAAAAGGCGCTGCGCAACCTTCGCCCAACCAAGCACCAACCAGTGCGCGTGCGGTGGGCGCTGGTGCGCGATGCTTTTGGCCTTGGCTCAATGGCCGCCTACGCCATGTGCAAAGAGTTCCAACTTGATCCTGAAGAGAAGGTGAACCCGTGACCTTGCCGCCCCTGATCAGCTCGCAGCGCTTCCTGAACCCGAAGAAAGTGCAGCGCAAGGCCTCGACGTTCAAGAAGTTCATTGTCAGCACGCTGACCATTGAGCTGCGTGGCGCAAAGTACCGGGTGATGCTCGACGGGCACCATAACTTGGCTGCGGCCAAACTGGCAGGCGTAGAGCCTGAATGGCGCGGCCCTTCACTCAAGATGCGGCGCTTGCTTCAGAGCATGAACAAGGCGCAGCTGGCGCAGTTCATGATCAACAACCTGACAGACAGCGACTGGTATTTCGTCGATTCCGGCCTGCCGGTAACCGAGCTTCTGGCGGCTGCATGACCATCCCGCAAAACACACGGCGCCCTCGGCGCCGTTTGTGTTTCTGGCCTACAAATAACACTCAAAACAATAGCGAATAGCTGGTAATCTTTGCCTATGATGTCCGGGGATAGTTATTTATCCGTGGTTTTCGCGTTTTTGGCGGTTTTTTGGGGGTTTTATGCAACGGAAGCGGGTTTTGATGCGCGCCAATTACGAAAACGATTCGGAGTTTGAGCGAGACGTCGACCAAGTGGCAAAAGCCTTGGGGACAGAGGGTAAGCGGCAGCTGCTGTTCTCCCTTCTGCGCGAGTGCCGCGGCTGCGGCCAAGACCCGACCTACGGCACCACGGAGTACGGCGTGAAGAATGTGCGCGGGACTTTTCAGCAAACGATGATCTGCAAGGTTTGCAATCGAGACGTGCCGCTGGCCAAGAGCGAATGCAAGTCTGTCGGGCGCATCGTAACTCTGTGGAACACCACCCCGCTGACGATTGAGGGCTGCCATGGCTGATCCACTTTTCATCCTGAGCGCGGTGACCAATCACCTGAGCCGGTACGCCTACCGCTACAGCGACGAGATCCAGCTGCATGAGCGCATTGCACAGGTTCTGACCCTGCACGGTATTGAGTTCGAACGTGAGCGCGTGCTGGATGCGCGCAATCGTGCCGACTTCTGGCTGGATGGCCTGGTGATCGAGGTCAAGGTAGGGGGTGGGCTGTCCGAGGCGCTGCACCAAGTAGGGCGATACATCAAGTTGCCTGACGTGACCGGCGTGATCCTTGCCGGGACGCCGCGCTGGGCTGGCGAAGAGTTGCAGTCGCCGCCGGTATGGCTGGATAAGCCGTTTCAGATGCTCAGGCTGGCGAGGCAATCCCTATGAGCTACGGACAAGTAGCCTTCGAAGGGCGCTATTGGCATGTCAAATGTGAGCCGCAAGTACGGGCGCGACTCAAGCGAGTGTTTCCGCGCGCCCCGCAAGAGGCTGCCGAGACGATCAAGTTGATGGCCACCGCGGAAAACAGCCGAGAGCTGCTGTGGTTTCTTCAGCGCTATCCAATGACGATGCCGCCGGAGACTGCCAACAAGTTGGATCAGCTGGCGTCCGAGCACGTAAACATGGAATCGAGCTTGGCCGAGCTGCTGGCTGGGCGCGTAGAGCTGCCTCCCTTCGAACTGGCAAAGCCTGCGCGTGAATACCAACGCTTCGCAGCGGCTCAAACAGGCATCCGCGGCGGGCTGCTGGTGGCCGATGACCTCGGACTGGGCAAGACCATCACCGCCATGTGTCTGATGGCGGCCAAGGGCAACTTGCCCGCCGTTGTCGTGTATCCGGCGTCACTCCCAAACCACTGGCCCGAGAAACTGGCGGAGTTCCTGCCAAACCTGCGCGTGCATCACGTCAACAGCGGCAAGCCGTATGACCTGATCAAGAAGTCTGGCCAACGCCGAAAAGACCTGTGGGACACACTGCCAGACGTGATTCTGGTCAGTTACCACAAGCTGCGCGGCTGGGCGGAAGTGCTGGGCGAGATCGCGCAATATGCCGTATTCGAAGAGTGTCAGCAGCTGCGCAACCCAGGCAGCGAAATCTATACGGCGTGTAAGTACCTGGCTGAAAAGGTCGATCTGAGAATGGGGCTCACGGCCACGCCGATCTATAACTACGGCGGCGAGTTCTTCTTTGTCGTGAACGTGCTGACCCCTGATGCGTTGGGCGGTTGGGACGAATTCCTGCGCGAATGGTGTGACCGTGGGAATGACGGAAAACCTCGACTCAAGGATTCCATAGCGTTCGGTGAATACCTGCGCCGCGAAGGGCTGATGCTGCGCCGTACCCGTCGCGAGGTAGGCCGCGAGCTGCCAGCCCTGTCGAAGATTGCCCACGAGATCGAGTTTGACGCCAAGGTGATGGAGAGCATCACCGGGGACGCTGTAGCGCTGGCGAAAACCATCATGGCCGCCAACGAACAGCACCGTGGCCAGAAGATGAAAGCGGCGGGTGAGCTGGACTTGCTGGTACGTCATGCGACCGGCGTGGCCAAAGCGCCTTACGTTGCCGAGTTCGTGAAGTTGCTGCTGGAGACGGAAGAGCGCGTTCTGCTTTTCGGATGGCACCGCGACGTTTACGAAATCTGGAAAGAGAAACTGGCCGCGTACAACCCGGTTATGTACACCGGTAGCGAGTCACCCAGCCAGAAACAGGCCTCCAAAGACGCATTTGTCAGTGGGAATAGCCGTGTGATGCTGATCAGTCTGCGCGCTGGCGCTGGCGTTGACGGGTTGCAGCATGGGTGCAGTTCAGCAGTATTCGGTGAGCTGGATTGGTCACCGGGAGTGCATGAGCAGTGCATGGGCCGCCTGCACCGTGATGGCCAGATTGACCGGGTGATGGCGTACTACCTGCTTTCCAACGAAGGAAGCGACCCGATTGTGTCTGACGTGCTGGGCATCAAGCGCGAGCAGATCGAGGGCGTGCGCAACCCTACTGACGATCTTCTGCAACGCCTCGACGTGGGCGAGAACCACCTGAGATCGCTGGCTGAAAAATACCTCAAGGACAACAACGTGGTGCTGCCGGTCGCTGAACCTGCAACGCACATTCGCAAGCAATTGGAGCTGGTATGAAAACACTGAGCATTCGCCAGCCGTGGGCGTGGCTGATCATCCACGGCGGCAAGGATATCGAGAATCGCAGCTGGCTTACCAAGTTCCGCGGACGGTTGTTGGTTCACGCTTCGAAAGGCATGACGAAACAGGAATACGCCTTTGCTGCTGAGTTCGCGCAGAGCATTGGCGTAACTGTGCCACCAGCTGCTGAGCTGCTACGCGGTGGCGTTATCGGGTCAGTTGAAGTGGTCGACAGCGTGGAACAGCACCGCTCGCCCTGGTACATGGACGGCAACAAAGCAATGGTGCTGCGAGATCCGCGCCCGCTGCCGTTCTTCAGCATCAACGGGCGGTTGGGATTGTTCGACTGCCCTTATCCAATGACACCCAACAAGGAAAACCCCGCACAATGAAGGCACCCGTCTACTGCCGCACCAATGGTCAGCGCGTTGGCAGCTGCGCCTGTTATCGTTGTCGCCCGACCGAACTCAAACCGAAGCCAACCACTGCCGCGGGTCGTTCCAAGCCAATGAGCTAGGGGTAGCTCAACAGCTATGACCTACCCCTAGCTCATCACTCAAAATGCTCCATCCGGATTTATGAGCTTTAACCGGCTTTGAATTTAAGATTTGGGCATTGTGAATAAGCGGGCTTGGGCCTTGTGCCAGTTGTATTTGCGGCTGTGTACAAACTTGTGGGCGGGTGGGTGAATTACTGAATCGGGTGGGTGAATTACTTGGGTTGGTGGGTAAATTACTGCTTTGGGTGGGTGAATTACGCGGTCGGTACAGTTGGGTGGGTAAATTACGGTTTTAAGGGGTTTTGCCTGTGGACAACCGTACCAACTGCACCGCCCGTCCCTATCGTTCGGGGCTCCCGAGCGCTTTAGGGGCATCATTCCCGTAATTTACCCACCCACAACAGAAGGGCGAGCGTTCCACAAAACCCGTATTATCGCCCTACGGATCGACTACGACGGGGGATTTCATGGCCGCGCCGAACAAAATTGCGCAGAAAATCGCGGATATGCAGGCCAGAGCGGCCCAGGCGGATCTGCTCCCGTCCGATGATCAGAATCCCGTAATTTACCCACCCGCGCCCCCCGCGGAGCCAGTGAGTCAGCCTGTCAAACCTGACCGGCGCAAGAAATCTATCCCCGCCGTCCAAGGCGACTTCTTCACGCCTCTGCTGTACGACGTTGGCGCTCGCGACAATCGCGGCACCATGGACGTGGCGGTGTTCAGGTTGTCGAAGAAAGATAAGCGCGCAAACTCAGTCATCCGGTATGACCTCCCTGACGGCTTTGTCGAAGTGTCTTCCGGCCCGTATGGCATGGCCTCGGTATGGGACTACGACATAGTTCTGATGGCGGTATCGCACTTAACCGAAGCCATGAACCGATATCGAGACGGCAAAGGTGAAAAGCCTTCGCAAATCTTCCGCCCTCATATTGGGGACGTGCTGAAGTTTTGCCGCAAGGATAACGGTGGCAATCAGAAGGATGCCGTTGCTGGAGCGCTCCAACGGCTACAGACGACGTATGTGGGCATCGAGCGCACGAACATGTTGCGCGGTGAAATGCGCACGGTGACGGAAGGCGAGAACCTGATAGGCCCGAGCAAAATTATCAGTAACGCCAAGACCAAGAAAATCGAATATATCGAAATCAAGCTGGCCGACTGGATGTATGACGAAATCACAAAGGGGACGAAACCGGACGTACTGACAGTGCATCCGGACTACTTCCTGCGTGAGTCAGGCATAGGTCGTTTTGTCTACCGGCTAGCGCGCAAGGCCGCGGGCAAAGATTCCGCTTTGTGGGGGTTCAAAACGATATATGAGCGCAGCGGGAGCAACGGCACGCTCAAGGAATTCAATCGGCTGCTCAGGGAGCTGATTACGGATAACGACTTGCCGGAGTATTCCCTTGCAGAAGAGCCCGGCAAAGAAGGGCCAATGTTGCGGATGGTTCACCGTTCCCAGGGCGACAAGTGGAAAGACCCCGCGCCTTAAATCATCACAAGGTCAAACCATTCATCCATCGCGTCATCTGCGATGGTTAGCGCTTTCTGGCGCTGCTGGAAATGCACCATGGCCAGCACAGCCACCTCACCATTCTGCAAGTCCGCGGGCAGGCGATATTTCTGCCCCTTCTCATCGACACCATCCGTTTCAAGCCGGGGCGCCCAGCGCGTAGCATCATCGGCGATAGCCAGCGTCTGACTTCCTTCGGCGATCATGTAATCGCGAATCGCTTGGGCCCAGTGTTCTTCAGTGAAGAGGCAATCGTAGGCCTCTGTCTTTGTGTTGGTGACGAAGGCGAATCCATCATCGGCCACCTCCCGAAACTTCACGCTTTTGACGATTGCCAGGACTCCCGTAGCAGGATCAATGAATCCCACGAGCGTGACGCTTCCCCCGGTGTACCCGCTGACTGAAGCCATGATTTGCATAGAAACCTCAAATAAACAATAAAACGCTAATGTTTTGCTTGTGAAGTAAACAATAAAATTATAATGTTTCTCTTGCCGAAGGTTACGGCCTAAACGAAAGGGAAAAAGTTATGCGCAAGATTATCGAGTGTGTGCCCAAGCCGTTTCTGGCGGGTTTGCTGATCGCTTCTGCTGTTGGTGCTTATGGCTGGGTAGGCGAGTCTGACTATCAGGAACAGATCGCCAGCGCCGAGCGGTATTGTGAAATGTCGGCGAAGAAACTGTGGCCGCCCCGACCGGAGCTCAACTGCCCGGCGCCCGACGCAGAGCCTGGGCTACACCTCGCTAACTTGTGACGCGAAACCCTCACAAAGCCCCGAAAAACGGGGTTTTGTGCGTTTTGGATAAATATAAAACTATCCCCGTACCATTTTCTCTGATTTTTTGGGCGATTTCGTTTTGTGGGCAAAGTGCCTTATCATAATGTCACCATATCCACAGTGCAGGGCTAGACATGGCAGCAGCCGATCAAGAACGGGCGCCTAAACGCAGCAAGAAAATGGGCAGGCCTGTCTCCAATGCTGAGCCGAAAGAGCGCATGACGTTCTATATCGCGTCTAATCTGGCGTTCAAGCTGCGTGCATTGGCGTTTGAGAAGAAATCCCCTCAGTCGGCTGTTTTCAATGATTTGGTTCGTCCTCTGCCGGTGCCGAAGCTAGAGCCAGGCGCACGCACTGACGAATCGGCGCCCAAATATTCCCGTGCCGATCAAAGTAACGTCGACAAGGAACGGGTGACACTCTGGATGGAGCCCGCACTTGCCCATAAGGTGCGGGCGATGGCGTTCGCAGCCCATGTGCCGCATTCGAAGATCGCCAGTGACCTTTTGGAGCAGGCGCCAACGCCTGACCCGCAAATGACAGCAGGCTGATCCCCGAGCTGTACGAAAGGCGCCCCGCGGCGCCTTTTTTGTGCCCGCAGATTGTGAAAACCAGCGCCGAGCCGTCGTTTTATGCCGGGGTATCGTGAGGCTTTCCAGCGGAGCCCCGTAAATGACTGATCCCTATGCAAAGTTGAACGCCGCCGCGCATAGCGGTGCGTTCGGCCTTGGCGTAAAACGCGCGCCGACCCCGGCACAAGTCCGGGCGGGCAACTACCCGAAGGGCAGCGTGCGCCTGCACGGCATGAACTTCACCATTGAAACCCCGATGTTCACCCCGCGCACAGGCAAGGCTGACGGCGAGCCGTGGTCGATTGTCTGCATGGCGAACTACGGCTACCTCAACGGCTATACCGGCGCCGACGGTGATGCGTTTGACGTGTACGTGGGGCCGACCCCTGAAAGTACGCTGGTGGTCGTTGTGAATCAGGTGAAGAAAGACCGCACCTTTGATGAGCACAAGGCAGTGCTGGGCTTTCACGACGTCGACGGCGCTCTCTCGGCCTACAGCAATAGCTATGAGCGCGGCTGGCAGGGCATGGGCAGCTACGTGGTGTGCTCCGTGAAACAGTTCAAGGCCTGGCTCAAGTCAGGCGATCTAACCCGGCCACTTGAGGCCGCCGACCTGATTGATGATGAGGTGACACCTATGACCGGCGCCGTAGTGGCCTGGGGCGAGGACAATCTGCCCGCGGGCATGACCTTGGGTGAGGTGATGTATGGCCTGCGCCGGAGCGATCCCGACAAACTGCTGCTCGACAGCGCAACGATGGCCGACATCACCGAGCTGCTGAGTGATGGGCACATGCTCGATGCCATGGTGATCGAGTACGCCCAGTTTGACCGCAAGGCAAACCAGCTGCTGCGCGTGATGAAGGCCGCGGCCAGCACGGTCAAGGTCGACGCCGTAGAAGTCAGCCAGCCATTCAAGAATCGCGGCACCACTCAGGTGGCTATGCTGTTCACGATGAGCGACGGCCAGACCGTGTCGGTGTTCTTTCACAATCCAGACAGCACGCCCAACCGGCTCACGGCCACGGACGAACTGATCAGCTGGAAGTGGGTGCTGAACAAGAAAGACATCACCGTTGTAGTGGCGCCCGAGCGCGGCCAGGACATCAGCCCGCGGCAAGTGGCCCGCCGCATCATGACGCTGGTGGAGAAGAACAGCGCGAAGTTCATCAAGGCCAGCGGCGCCAGTGCTGAGAGCGCCGCCAAAATCGAAGAACTCAAGGGCCAGGTGCAGAGCAAGGTCGCCGAGCTGCAAAGCCTTGATGAGCAGGTTGCGGATCTGCAAGCCAAAGTCGACAAGCTCCCCGCGCCGGTCGCTAGCACGGAAACCACGCCAGAAGGCATTGCGGCCAAGGCATCCGAATACGCCGAGCAGTACCTGGCGCAAGCCGATGGCATCGCGGAGAAGATCAAAGCGCTGGGCGGCACGCCACTCACTCGCGAAGAGTTCATGGCGCAGGTGGCGAGCGGCGAGCAGAAAGGCTTCACCGTCGACACACTGACCACCAAGCTCGCAGAGCACAAAGCGGATCTGGTCGCCGTCCAGTCCGGCAAGAAAACCGGGCGTTCGATTGTCGGTAAGGGTGGCAACAAGAAAAACGCCATTGCCTGGCTGACCACCACTATCGCCGAGACTCAGGCGGCCATCGACAGCGGCGGCATTCTCGCCACCATCAACGCCAGCAATTACTTGGCGGACGTTTCCGAAATGCTGCGCACGCTGGAAGCGCAACAGACCGCTGGCCTGGACAATCAAGACCATGGCAACGGCGCCGACGATCCTGAGGCGCAGAAGATCGCACGTTTGCTGGAAATGCTGGCGGGTGCTCGCGCCAGACTCGCCGACATGTCGTCAGACGATGCGTATTACGGGAATCTGGTCAAAGACATCGCCGACATGGCGAAACAGCTGTGGGACGCCGGGTATCGTGGGCCGGAAGCATCAGAAGTCAGCGAGCAAGCGGCATCGCTGAAGCCTGACGCGCAGCCGGACATGCTCGGCGATGACCCAAGCCTGCGGGACAACCGCACCGATCTGGAGAAGCTGACCGCGGCGCTGGTCGCCGGTAACGCGATGGGTGCGCTGGGTGTGCTGGATGCAATCGACGATGTTGATGCGCTGCGTGAGCTCGTGCTGAAAGCTGGCTTCAGCTTGGGCGCCAGCGGCACCAAAGACGAAATTCTGGCCGGTATCGGGCGTGACCTCGTGAGCGCTGCCAAGGCCAAGGTAGACGGATTCGGTCTGCGCGATCTGAAAAAGGCTCAGGAGACAATCCCGGCAGTGTCGACCAGCAGCACGATTCTGGAGGACTACAAGGACGTTGCTGCATTAGGTTCTGCAACGGTTCTGAGTGTCGGCGCCGAAAACGTGTACTTCGACAAAGACGGCAAGCAGTACATGACGAAGCTGCTGAATACCGATGACTTCGAATCGAAGGTTGGCGAGGTTGTTGACCTGTCTGGTGTATCTGACCCTGCCAATAACGACGACTCTGGCGAGATTGAACCCGAAGGCCGCGAGAACACCGTTAAAACCGCCAAGGGGACGAAGGTTGTCACCGGCTTCAAGGTGATTGACGCTAAAAACCTGATCATCAGCCACGAATCCGACGGTACCGCGAACCCGGACTACCCGAGCGAGCTGCAACCGCGTGACCGTGCGCGTGCGACGTCTCAGGCGTGGGTGCAGAAGACGGCCCGCAATCTTGATCCGGACAGCCTGGGGCGCACCAACCGTGCCGACAGTGGCGCGCCTATCGTCGGTAAAGACCGCGTGGTGGAATCCGGTAACGGTCGCGCCATGGCCATCCGTGAGGCATACCGCATTGGCCAGGCCGACGAATACCGCCAGTGGCTGCTGGAGCACGCCGACTACTTCAAAGTCAGCGCCAGCAAAATCGAGAGCATGAAAGCCCCGGTGCTGGTGCGTGTGCGCGTCAGTGCCGTGGATCGCGCTGAGTTCGCCGTAGAAGCCAACCAAGACGACAAGCTGGCCATGACTGCGACTGAGAAGGCCCGCAGCGATGCCAAGCGCCTCGACACTGCCATGATGGCGAAGCTGGCCGACGGCGACCTCACCAGTGCCGCGAACCGCGATTTTGTCAGCGCGTTCCTGCAAAGCCTGGGCGATGCTGAAGCGGCTCAGTACATGACCACCGACGGGCGCCCGACCGCCAGTCTGGTCAACCGCGTGCAGGCCGCGCTCTTTGCTGGCGCCTATTCCGACGACCGCCTGCTGGAGCTCACCGCCGATTCCAGCAAGCCCGAGATTGCCAACATCGTCAGCGCGCTGAACATGGCCGCGCCTGACTTCATGCGCGCCAAGGAACTGGACGCGGTAGGCGCCGAGGCCGCTGGCGAGAAGGTGACCGACTCTCTGGAACTGTCGCTGGATCAGGAAGCGGTAAACGCGATCATCAACGCCACCAACGTGTTGCGTAAAGCCAAGGACAGCGGGATGGGCCTGGACGAGTTCCTGCGCCAAAGCGATATGTTCGGTGACGTCGATCCGTCCGTGGCTGCAATGGCGATGTTCATCAGCAAGAACAACCGTAGCGCCAAGCGCCTCGGCGCCGCGTTCAAGGCCATGGCGCAGTTCGTGGAGTCGGAAGCACGTCGCAAGCAGACTGCCGGTCTGTTCGGTGATGAGCCCGCCACCTTTGCCGATATCGTCAAGGCCGCCAACACCGAGCTTGAAAAGGAATTCGGTGAAGGTGTGTTCGCCATCGAGCAGAATGACCTCTTCAGCCAGCCCCCGGCACAGACGGCTGAGCAGACCACCGACGAAAAGGACACCGCCTTGCAGAAAGCCAAAGCCTACCTTGACAGCATCATTGATGGTTCCGCCGACCTGGGCGACCCTGACAGCGTGATGAAAGAGCTGGAGCGTATCTACGCGGCCTACGGTGAGGGCGAGCTGAGCGGCTTGTTTGCCGATGCAGCCGAGGCGTACAGCCAGCACGCACTCAAAGCCACGGCGGAGGCCTTCTAACCATGAACCAGAAGTTGATGAAGCGGATGATGCTGGGGGCGCTGCTGGCAATGGTGCTGCAATGCCAGGTGGCGATGGCGGCGTGTGATCCGATGGCGCCGCACGCCGGGGAAGCGGCACAAAATCGCTGCCTTCCAGCCTAGAGATGTAAGATTCTAGAATGATCTATCACTAGATATCTTTTGGTAGAACATTCTAGAAAGTAGTAGAGCCCGCCTGCGAGCGGGCTTTTTTTTGTCCGCGATAAGGCAGGTGAGGCTGCTGGAGATGTTGTTATGATGTTATGTCAGAAAGTGCTTGACGGGCTAGAAACTAGCCCATAAAGTGGGCGCATCTGAACGGGAAACGGAGCAAGACGAAGTGAGCGCATCCACCTACAGCATCAACAACGGCAGCGAAATGGTCTGGCAGTTCGGCAATAGCCGTGTAGTCAAGGGCAACAAGCCGACCTTGTACCAGACTCGCAAAAACCAAAAGGCGCCATGGGAGAACGCTGCTTACGCTTCCGGCATCAAGCCGCTGATTGCGAAGGTCGAAGCCGCATTAAAGGCCTAACCAACCTCACCCACCTCAAGCCCCTTAATTGGGGCTTTGGCAGTACCAGATACCAGCCAGGAGCACGTCAGCATGACCACACCAGCACAGCGCGCCTTTGACCGCTGCCCAGCAGACAGCAAAGTTCAGCGCATGATTTATGCAATCGAGGCCGGCCATAACTACACCTTCAAAGAGGTGACTGATAGAGATCTGCGCTTGATGGCTGACTGTTCTGACAGGCAGGGCTGGGCAACCGCACACCGCGCAGCCGTGGACGAGATTGACCGTCGGTTCATCTGACCGCCACTGCCCTACCTCAAGCCCCTTCACTGGGGCTTCGCCAGTACAGAAACTCAGTCAGAGACGCCACAAATGAATAGCACTCAAGCCGATGCAAGCCAGATTGACCGCCTGATAGCCGAAGGCGCGCTATTCGTTGCCAATCACTCGGGCGGCAAGGATTCGCAGGCGCAGCTGATCCGCTTGCTTGAGCGGGTACCGGCTGCGCAAATGGTTGTCGTGCATGCCTCGCTGGGCGCAATGGAGTGGCCTGGCGCAATGGAGCTGGCACGCGACCAAGCGGCAGCAGCTGGCCTTCCGTTCATCGTGGCGACCGCAAGCAAGACGTTGCTGGAAATGGTGACGCGGCGTTTCGAGGGGCGCCCCGAGGTTCCAAGCTGGCCATCCGCGTCTACCCGCCAATGCACCAGCGACCTGAAACGCGGCCCGATTCAGCGTGAGGTTCGCCGCTACGCCAAGGCCAACGGATACAAAGTCATTGTGAACTGCCTCGGCTTGCGCGCTCAGGAGTCGCCAGGACGGGCGAAGCGGGTGCCGCTTCGGCTAAATGAGCGCGATTCGAACAGCGTCAACACATGGTACGAATGGTTGCCGGTTCACGACCTGTCGTCGGCTGAGATTTTTGGGATCATCGAGCAGGCTGGCCAGGAGCCGCACTACGCCTACGCGCTCGGCAATGATCGCCTGAGCTGTGTGTTCTGCATCATGGCCAACAAACGAGACTTGCGGAACGGACGAGAGCAGCGCCCGGAGCTGTTCGCCCAATACGTCGAGCTTGAGAAACACACCGGTTACACCATGCACATGAGCCGTATACCCCTGGTCGAATTGGCCGCCTAACACCAAAAGGAGATTCACCCATGCCAGCACCTAAACGCCCTACCCTTGCCCAGCTCGAAAAACAATGTGCCGAATGGAACGCCTCCCACGGCGTCGGTACCACCGTGTCCTATGAAGAGATCCGCGGTGATGGCGAGACTTTCCGCGGCAAGTCCAAGTCCGAAGCGCAGGTGCTCAGTGGGCATAGTGCTGTCATCTGGCTGGAGGGTAAGAGCGGCTGTGTCAGCCTTGACCACTGCACTCCTGTTGTAGAAGAAGCTGTAGGCGCGTAAACGAGGTTCATATTCCCACCCCCTTGATTGGGGGTTGGGCTGTTATTACCCAAGGAGCATTCAGGCGATGGATTTACGAATGTTGAAACAGGTTGAGCCCTGTCCACGATGTGGCGAGCTGTCCGGGTGGTATGAGAAGCGCGTGTGTAAGTACGTTCAGCTGTTCGAAGTCGATGGTACCGCTGTAGATGCATCGAACATGGAGCGAGTGCGCGGCGGCGAACGTCGCTACTGTGCGTCATGCCATAAGGATATTACCGACCAGATCAAGAAGGCCGATTGAGAAGCATGGCACGCACAATCAAGCTCAATCCGCCAGACGCCTCACAGCACAACACCGACGCCGCTTACGTCTCCCAGGTGATCAAGCGTACCGGCATGAGTCAGCGCGCTTGTGCTGCTCGTGTCGGCGTGTCGCACGCCACGCTCAAGAACTGGATAGCAGGCACGCACCAATGGTCATACCCGGCGCAATACGCGCTTGAGTGCTTGGCAGCATTCGCTGACGCTGAATGACCGACCTCCCCTCAAAGGCCCGCCGCGTGCGGGCTTTTTCATGGGCTAACAAAAGATACGAATTAGTACTAAGCGATATCCAGCCATTGCAGGGCAGCGGATACCGAGAGATATCCACTGATATCACAAGGTAGGCAGAAAAAAGAAATCAAGTGATACCAAGATATAACCAATAATATTTATGGATATCTAAAGATATCCATTGATACCAGATTGGTAGGGATATACAGTCGTACCTCGCAGTATCGAGAGATAACTCTTTCTATCTTCTTCTATTTAAGGTGTCGGATATGCCTACAACAGTTGCAGTGAGCCCCAAGGGCGGCGCAGGGAAAACAACGACCATGCTCAATTTGGCGCTGCAACTGGCCAAGAAGGGCGCCCAAGTGGCTTTGCTGGATGCTGACCCAAACAACCCGCTCAAGGATTTTGCATCTGGTGGCCACTGCCCGGACAACCTGCTGATCATTCCGGACGTCAACGAGGACAACATCGGTGACAAGATCCGTGAGGCGGCGGAGAAAGTGCCGTTCGTTCTGGTGGATCTGGAGGGCACCGCGGCGAAGATCGTGGTCAACGCGCTTCAACAGGCGGATTACGTGTTGATCCCTATGCGTGGCTCGCATCTGGATGCCAAAGAGGCAGGCAAGGCAATCAAGCTGGTTACGGATCAGGAAAAAGCAGTTCGCCGTCACGTACCGAACTACAGCCTGCCTTACTCCATCCTGTTCACCTGTACCTCCGCTGCCTACGAAACTCGCAATACCGCAGGGCTGCGCGAGGATCTGCAAAAGCTTGAAATTCCGATGTTCGAAACAGAAATGAAAGATCGCGATGCTTTCAAGTCGATGTTCAAGTACCAGCGCCCGCTGGAAACTCTGGATCCGGCGCTTGTTCCAGGCGTTGCAACCGCAATCGTCAACGCTGAAGCCGTAACCGCTGAACTGCTGATGAAACTCAAATCTATTCAGGAGCCCGCATCGTGAGCGGAGATCAACCAAAAGAACCAACCGAGGCCGCGAATGCCTTTGCAATGCTCGACGACTTCAAGCCCAAATCCGCTACTGCTGCGCCAGTAGTTACCAAAGAGATAGAACAAGATATCTCGCAGGTAGCTAAAGATAACGGCTTCCATTCCCGCGAAGCCAAGCCCGAGCAGACCGCGAAAACAAAGCGTTTCAACGCCGCGGAGCCGAAAAAGCAGCTGAACATCAAGATCCCTATTCCGATGCATGATCGGTACTACCGCATGGCAGAAGAGCGCGGCATTAAGGTGTTGCACGAGCTGCTGGGCAATGCGCTGGATGCGCTCGAAGAGAAAGAAGCCAAGGCCGCCGAAAACAAGGAGTAAGCCGTGGATTTGTTCGAAGATGACAAGCGCCTATTCCTCAAGCCTGTGCTGGCCTTCGCCGACTGCCTGATGGGCGCTTTTGTCGCCGGGCCGTGCGGCTGCATCCGTTGCCTGGATGACGATGGAAGCCAGAAGGGCTACACGCACCTGCACACGGTCGATATCGGCGGGGGCGTGTTCAAGCGCCGCTTTGCTGTTTCGACCTACTCGGACGTGCGTGGGGCGCTGGCCAAGGCCTGGGAGTCTTTCTACAAAACCGTGTTGCCTGAAGGTGGCCGGGCCGACATGAGCGCCATTGCTGCGTTCGTGCAAGGATCCGCCGCCCGCCGCATTGAGCTGGTGCTGTATGCGGCTGGCGTGGTCAAGGACGTCGACGGCGCGCCGCATTTCGTTGCTGGTGAGGTTTGATCGTCCACACCCCGTAATCACGCAAATACCCTCCGGGGCGCCCACCGTTGGCGCCCCAAAATACGGGCCTGCAAATGATCAGGCCTGTACACCATGCAAATTTCCCCCATCGAGAAAGCCCGCCTGAGTTCGCGGCTTCTGGCCCTGCGCCAGATGTTGATCAGCGGTGCGCTCAAGGCACTTGAGAAAGTCCGCGCCAGCGCCGAAGCGCTCGCCATCCGCAGCAAACTGACCGGTAAGCCGGTGTCGGCGCCGGAAGTCGACCCGGTGACTGCCGCTGAGCAAGCCGCAGACGACGGCCTGAGCGACGATCCCAACAGTCCCAACTACCGCTATGCCGACGTCGGTTATATCCCCGGTAGCCGCAAAGAAGAGGCCGCGGGCGCGATCCGCAAAGCCCGCGCCGAAGGCCGCATGCTGCGCGCTACCGATATCGACTTCGACGCCATTGAAGAAACGCCACGCGAAGCGCGTGCGCTGGTGGTCAAGTCCAACCTGTTCGGCGTGGTCGACTGGGATGCGATGAAAGCAGGCGGTACCGAGCCCGCCGCCGCGTTCCTGATGGATCGTGTTTACGCCGCCATTGCCAAGGAACCGACCGAAGACAGCCCGGCGGCGCGCCGTGCCTACGTGCTGGGTCTGGAGACGCTGCGCACGCGCCTGGAGCTGTGCCAGACCCCGAAAGAGGTTGTGGCCACCCTGGACGAGATCCGCGACGAGCTGCTGGGCTCGCAGCTGGATGCGGACGAAGCGGAGCGCTACGGCGACGTTACTGACCGCGCCCGAGGCATGACGGAGCAGATCCGCACGCTGGAAGCCGATCAGAACACTCTGCAAACCGCCATGTACACGGCGAGCAGCCAGAACAACAAGGCGCAGCGCGACCTCGAAAACCGTGTGAGCCGTGGCTGGGGCATTCGTCCGGAACACGAGCAAGCGGCGCGTGACGCCAAGAAAGCCTACAACGAGGCGATGAAAGCGTGGGCCGCTCTTCTGGAGAAGAACAAGCCCGCCATTGAGCAGCTGACGGCGGCGCGCACCGCGCTCTATCAGGAGCGGGCCGAGATCATGGGCGTGGCCAAGGCCCGCAACCTGAACTCGCCAGTCAATCGCGCATGGATGTCCATGGGCGATAAGTTCGTCAAAGCGCTGATGTTCCGCAGCCGTTCGGGTTCTGAGACGTTCGCCCGGCATGTGTCCAACGCACTGACCGGTGACCCGAAGGAATGGGAGTGGGCGGACAAGAAGGGCGGCGACGTGATCGAGGGCGCGCCCAAGGCACCGACCAAAAAGCGCCAGACCTTCGCGCTCAAGGTGGTGGACAAGTTCGACCGCAAAGGCGGGCGTCCGGTGGCCGTCAACTCTACGCGCTCGTTGCAGCAGCTGTGCGGCTTCCGGGCGGTGCAGTCTGGCAACTGGGTACTGGATGACCGCGACAGCTCCAAATGGCACGTAGAGCAGTCAGCGGGCGCCATGATGGACATGGCCGACGTCCTCGGCATCGACGAGAAGCACCTGGGTTTCGATGGGCGCCTGGGGCTGGCGTTCGGCGCCCGTGGCAAGGGCGGGAAGGGCGCCGCCACTGCGCAGTACGAACCGGTGCTACGTGCGATCAACATCACCAAAATGAACGGCGGCGGTGGCTTGGGTCACGAGCACTTCCACGCGATGGACAACATCCTGCCGGGCTTGCTACGCGGCGAGGCGGGCGCAGCTGATGAGTTTGGAGTCGAAAAGCCCGATCTGCTGCCGGAGGGGCCAATCCGAAACGCCTTTGTTGGGCTCAAGCAGGCACTGACCGAAGGCGATCACCGGCTACCCGAGACAATCAAGTTCACGCCCCGCACGTTCGGCAATGCCCGCTTGAACGTCGACACCCCGCGCAATGACATTGCCCAACGCATCAAGGCTGCCGGAAATGCTGAAGCGGCTGTGCTGGCGGTCGACGCCTATTTTGGCAAGCGCAATGACGCCCGGTCGCTCAAGTACAAAAAGAACTGGCGCACCATCGCCGCCGCGTATTTCTCGCCAGAAGGCACCACAGAAGTTCGCCTGAACACCGGAAAAGGCGTCTCCCGCTACATGGCCGAAGCGGCACTGCTGGACAACTCCAAGGAAGGCAAATACTGGTCATCGACCCCTGAAATGGCGGCGCGGGCGTTCCAGTCCTATCTGGAAGACAAGCTGACGGCCATGGATCGCCAGAACGATTACCTAAGCTGCCTGGCTGACAACAAACACCACTACTTCCCCGAGCAAGGCCTGCCATTCAAGCCTTATCCGGAGGGAGAAGAGCGCGCGCGCATCGGCGCCGCGTTCGACGCGCTTTTCAAGACGCTGCGCGACGGCAAGACCTTTGAGAAGGCGCTGGCCAACACCGCATTGCTGGATTCGATTTTTGGGGGTTTTGATGAGTGACTTGAGCCAACCGGGCGTGCTGTCGCCGATTGAGCGGGCACGCCTGAGCGCTGAGCTATTGCAGATCCGGGCCGGGTTGACCGGTGAATCGCTGTCGCCCATCGAGAAGATTCGCGCCAGCACGCGCGGGCTGGCGATTCGCGCACTGCTGGGCCAGCCACAGAAGCCAGACGCGGAGGCTGGCCAAGTCGCGTTTGAGAAGGCGCGGCAGTTCTATCAGGAGCATCTGAAGGGGCAGTTGATCCAGTCCGTGG